CCGCCGGGATGGACCGAGCCCCCGCCATGATAGAGCCCGGCCAAGAGTTCGAAGTCGAAAGCGCCGGCAATCTGCGAGGTCGGCGCGCCGCCGCCACCACCGCCGAAAAGGCCGATCAGCTGGCCGAGCAGACCGCCCACTTGGCTGCCGCCCGCGCCCTGGTTGCCGAAGTTCTGCCCGAGCGCGAGAGTCTTTAACTGCTGGGTTAAAAAGTCGGCGACGAGCGAGTTGATGATTTTTCTGATCTTCTCCGCGAAGTCCTCGAAGCTCGACACACCATTATCCAGAACGTCTTTCAGACCGTCGGAAACCGCATCGAAGCCGCGCTCGAATGCGCGCCGGGTAAATTCGCTGGTATCTTCCGCCGAGTTTTTCATTTTGTCGGTCGCCGCGGTCCAGGCATCGGCGGTGGCCTGTCCGGCCTCGGCATTGGCCTTGGCGACGTCCTGGCCGGCCGCGATCGCGGCGGCGCGCCATTCATTGATCGCTTGCACCCGCTCGCGGAACTCGTCGATCACTCTTGCGGTAGCCTGCTGATCGGGCGGCAAGATCTCGACGGCGAGATTTTTTTGCAGATCGCGGAACGCCGGTTCGAGCTTGGCGAGTGAGTCGGCGGCGCGCTTGGCCATCTCCTCGGTTGCGGTCAGCCACTCGGCCGAGTCCTGGCTCGCGCCCTTGGCGGCCTCGTCGATGCGCGCCATCTCGAACTGCATTTGACGCAGCTCGTCATTGGCGGCGACGATGCGGGTCTTGAGCGAAGCAAAGAACTCATCGAGCCCCTTTGGGATCGGGATCTGTTTGTCTTTGAGACTATCCTTGAACGCGGCAAGCTGGGCATCGAGGCTCGCCGACAATCCGGCCGCCTCGCCGAAGCGGAGCTCGATCTTTTTGTTTTCCAGGCTGGCAAGTTGCTTCTCCAGCCCGCCGAGGAAACTATCGACCAGGTTGTCGACGTCTTTCTTGGCGGTCTTGGCGCCTTCCGAGATGCCCTTGAAGACCGCCGCCGGCTTGGTGACGTTGACAGCATTGAGCTTGTTGAATTCCTCGCGCAGGTTGAGCAGCTCGTCGCGCGCGAAGCGCCGGCCGGCGAGATCGGCGGAACGGGTCGGCACTTCGGCCTGGCGGATGATCTCGTTCGAGGTCATCCCCTCGATGCGCTCCTTCGGCAGGTTGAAGCGCTCCGCGGCCCTCTGCGTGGCGGCATCGAGCTGCGCGGCGACCTTCGGCGCGTCGCGCATGATGCCGAAGAATCTTAAAAGCGCGGTGGCGCCCTCGGCGCCAAGCAGGAGCGCCTGGTTCTTCAATCGGGTGAGGGCATCGCCGACGTCGTCGAGTGCTTTGACATCCGCGGCGGTGAGACCGCTCGCCCGGAGCTCGTCGAACCGGCCGGCGAGCTGCTGCAGTGCCGGGCCGAGCTCCTTGGCCGATTTGCCGAGCAGATTGAAAAGAACGGTATTGCGCTCGATTGGGTTTTCGATCTGCCCGAGGGCGTCGGTGACCTTCTTGATGAAATCGTCGGGCGAGGAATTGCGCAGATCGTCCACGCTGAGCCCGAGCCGCTTGATTGCCTGCGCGGCGGGATCGGTCGCCTTGTCGATGTTGCCAAGATTTTTTTGCAGGTTGAAAACGCCCTTGGCGAAGGTATCAATCGAGCTCCCGGCCTCTTCGAGCGGCGATTTGATGCCGGAGAGAAGCTCGATCGAGATGCCGGTCTGGTCGTGCAGGTTCTGCAGGCTGTCGGCGAGGTTTAAAATCTCGTGCGCGAAGCCGGTGACCGCGCCGACCGAGAGCCCGCCGATCAGCCCCTGTAGGATGCCCTTGCCGAAACTCCCGGCGATATTTTCGATCTTCGAGAAGCTCGACTGGAAGTTCCCTTCCATGGTACGGAGCTGCCCCTGGAGGTTTTTCAGATCCGCCGAGATCTGAAAGATGACGTTGCCTACTTGGGTCGCCATTAGGCGGTCTTCTTTCTCGCCAGTTTATCTTCGAGCTTTTTGATCCGGGCGTTGCGCGCTTTGAAGAGCGGGTCGAGCCGGGCGATGACTTCGGCCTTGCTGAGCTTGGGCCGGGGCGGTTTGGGTGGTCGCGGGATATTAAAAATATCGTAAGCCGTGATCGGCTCGGGATGGCTTTTGCTGTCGCGGTAGGGATTAAGCGCGGCGGCGGCGATGGTGCCGGCGCGGAGAAACTCGCGGTTTTCTTTTTCCTGCCAGCGATCCATGAGCGCCTGATATTCGATCGGCGTGAGCTGCCAGAATTCGACTTCGGCCAGCCCTAATTCAATCCGTGCGGTGCTCCATTGTCCGAGCCAGTCGGTGGGTCCTGATTTTTTTTTTCCGTAGCCTCACCATCCTCGGCGCCGACGACTTTTAAATTCCTGCCAGCGACTTTGAAATAGGCGCCCCAGATCGCGCCGCTGATCTCGGCCCGGTTGGCTTTTGCCTCGTCGAGCACCGCGGCGACCTGTTCGATTGAGAGCCTCGGCTTTTTCGGATCGTCGTAGACGAGCCCGGCCCAGAGCATGCAGAGGAGCAGATCGAGCGGCAGCATACCGCGGCTCCTAAACAGATGATTGAAGCCGTCGACCATCAGCGCGTCGATCGAGGCGTAATCCTCCGGTTTCGCGAACCGCAGCTTGTTGATCTCCGCCTCGGCGCGGTAAAGCGCGAGATGGTTGATCAACAGCTTGCGCGGCTTGTCGAGGACTATTTCAACCGGCTCGATCATCGGCGATTAACTGCCGGCCACGCGCACCCAGGCGCCGGTCAGATCGATGGTCAATTGCTTGCGCCGGGCGTCGTCGAAGTTGCTCGTGCGCGGAATGCTGGTGACATAGCCCTTGCCCTGATAGACGACATCGCCGCCGACATCGCACTCGACGACAAAGCGAAATGTCGTCGCGGCGCTCGCTTCGAGCTTGCTCTCAAGCAGCTTGTGCACGGCATTGCGCGGCAGCCAGTTGCCGTCCGCGGTGATCTGCCCGCCCTCGAAAAACGTCGGGATATTGTCCCGGTAGGGCGGCGTCGAGGTGTGGCTCGTGGTATCCACCCGTGTACGCGTCCCGGGGTTGTACTGAATATTTCGCAGTTCCGGGATCTCGGTGAAGGCTTCGAGCGGCGTTGCGCCGTCGCCGATCTCGATATGGTCGCCTATACTCCACTCAGCATCGCTGGCCATGGTTGTTTCTCCTTTTTCGTTAGACCTGTTCTTTGTGCTGGATCAGGAAATCCATTGGCACGTGATAGAGGGAAAGTTGTTCCACTTCGTCGTAAACGTACTCATCGCTCTCGTCCTCGAGGAAGATGCCTTTGACATGACCCTGATAGAGCGCCGCCAGCTCCGCCGACTTGCCGTTCAGCGCGAGCCGGACCTTGTCGGCCAGGGTCTTGACCTCGAAGTATTTCGGGCCGAGACAGCGGATCATCAGCCGCGATTTCACCAGGCCATCGGGGCCCTGATGGGTCTGGTGCCGTTCGCGCCCGGCGAGGTCGAACACCACTGCCGGATAAAAGGTCCCGCCCTTTTCGAGCGAGGGCATGGTCACCGGATAGATCCGGTCCGACACGATCATCGTGACGGCGCTATTGGCGCTGAGCAGCGAATAAAGCGCCTCCTCGATCAGCACTAAACAATCCCTGCCTCGATGCCGGCCGCCTGGATCTGGCTCAGTCCGTCGAATACCCGCCGGGCAAAGATCTGTTCGACCTGCGCGTAGCTCTGCACGCCGGCCTGGCGAAGGAAGTGTTTACCCGGGATTAAACGCGGGTTTTTCGCCGTCCGGCGATTCGCCCTGCCGGTCGCCTTCCAGCCGAGCTCCTGAAAGCGGCCGTAAAAAGCAAATGACTTGTCGTTCTTGCTCGCCTTGAGCGGCCCGACGCCGACCGAGAGCCGGCCGCGAAAGTTTTTCGGCTTGGTCGCGCCGATGCTGAGCTGCAATAAACCCGTCCGGCGCGGCGCATTGGCGCGCGCGGCGATCACCATCGGCTCGGCCGCCTCTTCCAGCGCGCCGCCGATAACGGTCCGCTGGAGCTTCAAAAAGCGCCCGCGGATCTTGAAAAACTCACGCTTGGCCTGCTTGGTATCGACCTTGATTTCCAATGTCCGACCTTCGTGCCCTTCGTGCCCTTCGTGGTGAAAAAACAATCCCCCGTCTTATGCGACTCTCTTACAGTAGAACTCGCGGAAGACGCCGCGCTCGCGCCAGTTGATCATCGCGTCGATGTCGTAAGAGTCGTCTTTGTAGCGAAAGCGCATTTTCGGGGTTACCTGCCGGAGCGCGCCCGCGCGTGTGGTGATCTTGGTATCGGCGACCGCCTGGGCCTGCGCGATGTTCAAACGCTCCTCGCCGCGGATCGGCTCGATATCGGCCCAGACCGACCCTACATAGTTCCAGGTCTGGAGCACTTCGCCGACCGAGTTCTTGGATTCCGTCGCCTGCTCGATCATGACTCTGAATCGCAGTCTCCCCGCGCGCATTTTTCCGACCTTCGTGAACTTCGTGCCCTTCGTGGTGAAAAAAATCTTTTTTATACTCGCATCGCCCGCTCAACGCCGATGAGCGCATCGTAACCGCGCGGCAAAGTCGCCGGCTGAACGCCGATCATCACGTCCTCGCGATTCTCGTAGTAATGACCAAGGAGCAAGAGCAGCGCGCTCTTTAAATATTCCGGGATGCCTTCGAAGCTCTGCGCGAAGGCGATGTCTTTGGTCGTGCCGGCCTCGGCGACCGCGACCGTCGTGGCCGCGATCAGCTCGATCGCCGGGCTGCCGCGGGAAACGGCATAGGTAAACGTGCTGCCACCGAGCGGCGCGCCGGTGCCGAAGGTCACGGTAAACCCGCTTTTGGTTTTGGCGGAAACGATCGCCGTAGTCACCCAAGCGATGTCCGGCACGATCGCGACGTCGTAATCGCTGCCGTCGCCGTAGCCGGCGATAAAAGTCACTTCGACCGCGTTAAGCTGGCAACGGGCATAGGGCCAATATTGGTTATAAGCCGGGCGGATGCGCGCGAGAAAACCCGAGTTGTCGACCTGGTAAAGCGCCGGGTCGAGGGTCTGCTGGTTGCCGTCCTGATCGATGTACTTGATCGAGACGACCCGGCTGACCGGCCGCTTGCGCAAGGTGATTTCCTCGTAGCAGCGGTAGGGAAACGCATCGAGGATCAGGCGCCAGGTCTGCGGCAAAAAGATCGAGCTTGAAATGTCCTCGGTATATTTGCGCGCCGCGGTGATGAGCGAGTTAATCAGCGAGTCGTCGTCCTCGAACTCGGTTTCGACCCGCAGATGGAGCTTGGCCTCAGCCAGGGTGAGCGGCTCGCTCGGTGCCGGGGTGATGAGCAGGTAGGACTCCACTTATTGATTTGCCCCTTTTTTCCGTCTGCTCCGCCGACTGCCGCGGCCGAGCGCGGTCTCCGGCGCGCCCTCGAACGCCGCCGTCTCGACTTCTGCCCCCGGCTCGACGATGTCCGATTTTTCCTCGATCTTTGCAGCTTCTTCGGCTTTGACTTTTTTCGGAAGGTCGATGCGCGCGACCAGATTGCGCGCGAGATAGATCTCCCCTATCTCATCGCGGATGTCGAAAACATCGTCGAGGTTGCAACGGACTTCTTCGTCGTGAATGCAAGCTAAAGAACGGACTCTCATTGATCTCTTTCCCCCGCTCGATCTCTTTTGAAAAACCCCTCGGTGCGCGGGCATCGAGGGGGGAATGGGTTTCAAAAAATCGCGGTTTTAGCTGGCGAGCATCTGCAAATACTTGACAGGATGCGTGCCGGCATCGATGAGATTGCCGTCCGAGCGCAGGTAAGCGATGAAGCCGACCTGGTCGGTTGCCGCATAGAGCTCGTCGAGCCGGATCAAGCGCAGGGTGGCCTGATCGCGGATCTTGTATTTGCTGAAATCGCCGAAGGCCATAACCTTCGCGCTCGCCACCACGGTCGAAGGGAAAGATTGATTGATGGTATACGGATAGCCGTTCAGCATCGACGGCACGCCGGCTTGCAGACCGGGCTGCCATATGTAGGCGTTGGTCGTGCTCTCTTTCAAAAGGCGGATCTTGGCAAGGATCTGGTCGTGCATCATGTAGCGCACGCCGACGCCGGAACGATAAGCCGGATCGACCGAATGTTCGAGATTGATCACATCGTCGGCGCTAATTGCGGCATCGTCCCCGGCCGCGAATGCGGTCCCGGCAACCAGGATGCCTTTCGGCAGGGTCGTGCCGGCGCCGGTGCTGAAGTGATCGTTTTGGCCGCGCGCGATGCGCTCGCCGAGCATGCTGCCGATACGCGCGCCGAGATCGAAAGCGGAATCCTGCAACAGCTCGGTCGAAACCTTGAGCACTTTGCTCGAATATTTGAAGGTTTTCAGAACCACGGCGCCGAATGCGGGATCGACGCTCGAACCGAAGTCGGTCGCCTCGTCGAGAATGACCGCCTTGTTCGAGGTATCGTTGTTGGTCGGGTAGGGAAGATCACCGATACCGTCAGTGCGGATAACTTCCGAGACGGCGCGCATGCCGCCGAACGCCAGCATGGCAATTTCCAAAGTCCGGACGAAACCTTCGGGGATCGTTTCCTGCCCCTTGGTGCCCGTCGCGACATCCAAATCGCGCCGCTCCATCCGGCCGCGCACTTCGCGTTGGAAGTCGCGATAAGTTTTCAGCACCGGGACGACCACTTCTCGCTGGCGGAAATCTTGGCCGAGAAACATCGCGGAGTCTTTATGATGCTGCTCGATGGTCGGATTGGCCTTGGCGCAGCGCAGGAACGCCTGCATAAAGTTCGTGACGTGGGTGTCGAGCATCGTCAAGGACGGCGATCTGTGGCCGATCACTGGCGTATGGATGCCTTCCCAGGTGCGGAGCCCATCGCCGGCATCGGGTCTACGCTGGTCGTTCAGCGATGCGGCCATTTGCGCCTCGCGCTTCTGGATCTGTTCCTCGCGCGCGATCCGATGTTCCAGAGCGGAGATTTCCTTATTGGCGTTCTCGAACCACTCTGTTTCCTCGGCCGATTCGGTGCCGCGCTCGTCGACGATGTCTTGCTTTCGCCGCATCTCGGCCACGAGCTCGCCCATTTTTTGACGCATCTCTATGACATTTAACTGAGGCATGTTTTCGCTCCTTTGCTGGTTACGCCTTTACTCGGCATGATTTTAAGATTTCGGAATAACTGAGCGGGTCCGGTTTCGGCGTCAGCCGCGTGATGAGTTCGCGGCGCGTCTTCATGCGGGCCTGAAATTCGGCCGCGGCTTTTTCCTTGGCTTGCGGCTCCGCGTCGCGAAGTTCTTTCAGCTTGGCGGCCGCGAGATTTCTCAACTCGGCGCGGGCGCTGACATCGGTTTGCGGGTAGGCCGGATAAGTCACCGGCGAGACATCGAACAGCTCGACATTGAGGAGGGTGCGGACCAGGCCGCCGTCTTCCATGCGCCACTTCGAGCCGCCCGGCAGGACCATGAAGCCGAAGGACTGCTGGTTGACATCGCCGCGCTCGATCAGTTTCAAAAGATCGCGGGCATAGCCGGTGTCGGGAAAATCGTATTCGGTGGCAAGGCCGGTATCGTCTTCCTCGAGCTTGAGGGTATTGGCCTTGTTTCGCCCCAGGACGAAATTGGCGTCATGGTTCCAGAGCGCGCGGATGTCCGAAGACTTGATCGATTCGGCGAAGGCCCCCGGCGCAATTTTTTCGCGAAAGCCGCCCAGATCCTCGGACAGTTGATTGAAAACTGCCGCATGGCCGACGATTTTGGAGCCGCCTTTGGCCCGCAGGACACCGTCTTGAACGAATGCGCGGCCGCGGCTCTCGCTTTCCCAGAAAAATTTGATTGTTTGCATAAAAAAAGGCCGACTCCGCCGTCGACGGGGTCGGCCTCTCCTATCCTCTCGCTCCAGGGCGTGATCAGCGCCGGAGCGAAAAATCAGATTCAGTGTGCTGGATTATTAGGCAGGAAATCGGGAATGTAAACGGTGAATTATCGGGGTTTGCAACGTCGTGCGACGCCCTGCAACGAAATTTCGTATCTGAGGGCGCCTATCGGACCGGATCTAGCCTCTTTTTACGGCCGATTCCGTTTTTTTTAACCGCTCGACCTCTTCGGCGCGGATGCGCCGGGCGGAGCCGACGGTGAAGGTCAGGATCTCGCCGCGCTTGATCGCCCGGTAAATCGTCGCCTTGGAAACGTCGAACTCGCTCGCCAGCTCATCGATGCGGTAGGATTTTTTCTGCATAGCCATGATCATATGCTGCCGCCGTCCGCCGCCCCCGGCGCGCTCGGACTGGGTTCGCTGCCGACTTTCGCGAGCGTCGTCATATTGCCCTCGACGATGTACTTTTTGCCGAGGCCGCCGGGCAGCGGGTTCATGTTGACGATACTGCGCCACTCATCGCCGTTGATAATCCCGTTGCGCCGTTGGATCTGCAGCACTTCGGCTTCGGTCTTGGGATCGCCGCGGAGGTAGTTCTTGAGTTCGTGCTCGACGAAGTACCTGCGCCGCTCGGCCGGCGTGAAAACCGACACGGTTATCCGCTGCGCCCATTCGGTGAACCAGTCGAGCAGGCAGTTTTCCAGGAATGCCCGCTTGATTTCGGCCACCCCGGTGCCCCAGGACGTGCTTTTTTCCGTCGATTGGAGGAGCACCAACGGCGTCCCGGTGATGCGCGCGAGCTCTTCGAGCTGGAACTTCCGGCCCTCCAGAAACTGCGCGGTCTGCGGCGGCACGCCGACCTCGTGCCACTTGAGGCCCATTTCGAGAAAGCCTATCTTGAACCGGTTGCCGAGCCCGCCGTAAGTCTCCTGCCAATCGCGTTTGAAGCGCTCATAGGCAGGTTCGGTCATCTTGCCGGGATATTCGACGATCGCGCCGGGGCGGGCGTCGTTCTTGAAAAAGCGCGCGCGGTATTCCTCCTCGACTTTGGCAAGGCCGAGCGCCTCGCGCATGAGATCGACCGGCGAGTAGCCGATAATCCCGTCGGAGGCGAGGCCGCGCACGTGCAGGACATCCTCCATGCGGAGCTGCTGCTCGCCGCCGTCCTCGAGCCGGTAATAGTACCAGATTCGGTTCGGCAGCACCTGCATTCTCACCTTGCTCGGATACATCGGCCAGAGCGCGACGACATTACCGGCGCCGTTGCGCTCGATCATGGAAAAACTGTTGCCCCAGTTGAGCACATGCGCCTGGCAGGCTTTGAAATATTCCATCGGCGTCATTAGCGGATTGGGCTGGTCGTGCAGGATCGCATATACCGGATGATTGAGAGCGCGTTCCTTGCCTTCGGTTAAACGCCGATAGGTGATCAGAGGGGTTTTCGCGATCGCGCTCGATATGATGCGCACGCAGGCGAACCACCCGGAGATCCGTAGCGAATTTTCCGGCGTGATGTGCGCGCCGGCGACCAACTCGTAGCCGCCGAAGAGATTTTTGAGCGCCGGATCGCGCAGCGAGAGGCTCAGCTCGGTGGAGCGACGTTCGGCCAGGTTACTCAAGAATTTCATGGCTCACCCCCTGATGGTTTTCTGCCGGTGACGATCATGAAGATCAGCCCGACGACGATCCACGCCGCCGGCTCATAGATTTGCTGCACGCCGTAGGCGAGGGCGGCGACGGCGGCGAGAAAGACGATATCGCCGAGATCGAAGTTCGCCTTCACCCGTTTCCAGAAGGCCGCCATCGCAAGATTTAATCTTTTGCTCAAATCAGCCTCTCCCAGTCGAATCGCAGCGGGTTTTGCGCCTTGTACGGCGCCTGGCGGGCTTTTTCGACGAGCTTGGGGTTGTTCCGCCAGTCGTAAGGGCTCCCTTTGCGGCCCCACTCCCGCGTCGAGGCATCGGCGATGTCGTCCCGGCCGTAGTGCGTGAGGTGCACGTTTATCAGGTCGACCCAGTGGCCGATGCTGTGGAGCGTCTTCCGAAATACCTGCTCGCCAGCGCCCCACCACCCCGACCAGTCCTCGTCGCAGCCGCCGGTCTGCCAAAAGAGCCAGCGCTGTAGGACAAAACTATTCGGATGCGAATGTAGTTTTCGCCCGTCGGCCCAGCGCCGCCCGAGAGTGGCGAACTCGGTGGGCTTCAGGAATTGCAGCTGATACACCAGCAGCTCGGCATTATCGCGCGTCAATAGGTGATCAATGTCGGTGAGCAGGCACCAGCCCTCCTGCGTGACGTGCATGCCGAGATTGCGCGCACCGGCGACGTTCCAGGGGATATTCTGCTTGATCCGGTAACATTCGATCGGGAATCCGATCGAATTGTTCGAGGTTCGAGGTTGGAGGTTCGAGGTTGGAATATGATCCACCGCCGCAACCGCCGCATCGATCGGACTCCCGTCATCGACGATGATCGCGCGCATCTGCTGTTTCACGTGAAGCGGATAATGAATCCACTCCTCGAAATGGCGCTCGAGCATCCCGCCGTTCTCATAGTACGGCATCACAATCGTTATCATGAGAACGGGATCCTGCCTAAAACAACCGGCTGCTGGGAATTCAGCCGCCATATGAGCCAGGAATCAATCCACTCGCGGCTCTCTTTCCAAAGGCTCACGATGGATAAATCCTCCGGCAGTATCGCCTGCGCCGGAATCTTAATTCCGGTATCGAGATCGCGGAGGACATGCGCGGAAACATGCACGACGGTACGGATCTCCGCGGCGTCCTTCTTTGCCCAGCGACGAAGCTCCATTTGGTCTTTCTCACGCTCGCGGATGATCTTTAAAATCTCAGCATTCATCCCATATACCTGAAAACGGCCGCAGTCGTCCCGCCAATCCGCTCCGCAACCAACTCAAACTCTCCAGCGTGCACATTCATATAATCGGCCTGCGCGCGATAACGCGCCCAATTCTCGCGCCCCTGTTTGCGCATCGACTCGAAAAAAAAGTAATCCATCAGCACGAGAATCGTTTCACGTGGTACAAAATGCGGCTTGAAAACGGCCATGGCGCGCTCCCAGACCGGCGCCACCTTGGTCGCGTCATCGACGTAAAGCGCGATCGGGCCTCTATCCCAGCTGATCGCCTTGATGTTTCCCTGGTGGTAGCGAATCTCCGCGTTAAACGGCGCCAGGCGCTCGGCCACCATTGCAAGCGTGTCCTGCCCTTCGGTGAACTTCACGCCGAACTTTGCCGCTTTCTCCACTTCCTCCGCCGTAGCATGCCAGCGGTCAAAAACATGAAGAATCGCGTCATCCGGCGCGCCCAGAGCTAAAAATGCCGTGCCTGCACCGAGCCAACAGCCTACTTCAACGATCAAGGCTGCCGGCGGCACTTCACTGGCATATTTTTCCAGCCACGGCCCGATCTCGACGCCGCCCTGGGACGGGAAGGTCCGCGCATAGACGCGCAGCTCCTCGGTCGTCATCACAGCCACTGGGGCGGATTCTCTATCGTCCACGGTTTCTCCCGGCCATTGAAAAACACTATACGTGAGTTCGCCGGCAAATTCTCGCACAATCCGTTGTGTTTGAGCCAGGGCCAGTGATAGACGCCATCTTCCATGGTCCAGACCGCCTCGTGGCGGCCGAGTTTGTAGAGCATCCAGCCCTGATCGGTCTTGAGATAGAGCTTTTCATGTTTCTTGCCGGCGAGCTTACGCAGACTCTCCTCGCCGTGAAAAGACGACCAGACATCTTCCCGAGCTCCGGTGTTCATCATCCACATGCTCGCCTGATAGCGGTCATAAAAATCGCCCTTGGTGACACGCGCACGCTTGCAGATGATGAAGTCCTCGGCGCGGCTAAGAATCGCGTCCAGGTTGCCCAGGACGACACAATCGAGATCGATCGAGACAAACCTATCGCCAAAAATCCGCTTCATTTCTGGGGCAAACGCGCGCAAACGGACATAGCACTGCGGGAATTCGGGGCGCCAGACCTCATTTTTCACCCGCCGCCAGTCGTCCCAGAGCTCGACCGGCTCGATCAGCCGGTCATATTTTTTATCCATGCGGTCGGTCATCAGGACGAAGCGGTGCGGCAGGGTCAGGTTCGCATGCACCGCCCGCGCGCAACGCTCGACGTGCTCCGGGGTGTACTGCGTCCGGCAATTCGGATCGCTCCAGAGCCAGAGAACGATGGTCAGCGGGGCGGAAGATCCGTTCAACCGCTCGCCCTGCTCGCTATTCAAAAGTTCAACGTTCAACGTCCTCCCCCCGTCTTTCATTCTGACGTTGAACCTTTGAACGCTTGAACATTTGAACAGTCTTTTCTCACCCTCCACTGGATACCATTGCCGCTGCCCTTAATCTCCTCGACTTTGTTAAAAAAACTCTCGTTTACGGCCTGACGGACGCCCTTGAAGTAGTAATCGTCGCCCGCCATGGTGCCGCCCGGCCGGATTTTTGGCCACCAGGCGTTGATGTCGGCCATCACGTTTTGAAAATCGTGCGCGGCGTCGATCATGACGAAGTCGAGCGAGAGATCCTCGAAGATCGCCGCGGCCTGGTCCGAAGGCGCCCGACAGATCTGCAGCCGGTGCTTCACCGGGCCGATATTGCGCGAAAACTCATCGAAAAGCGTGCCGTTTTTGACGCTTTTATCGGCCAGATGCTTCGGTTCCTGCGATCCCAGCCAGGTATCGACGCAAAAAAAAGTAATGTCCTTTTTGCTGTTGAAAATCTCCACCGCCATGAACGCGGTCGAGCGCCCCTTCCAGCAGCCGACCTCGACAAAGCGCGCCGGGTCCGGCGCCTCGCGCACCGCCTGCTCATAAAGCCCGCGAAAGCTAAACCAGCCCGGGATCTGATGATAAAAGTGGTTCATTTTTACGCTTCAAATCCGGCAATCGAGCGCATCGTGCATCCATTTGTAGAGTTCGACGCGCTTGCTATGGGGTAAATCCATGACAAATCTCTTTGGATCGATTTGTGGTCTAGTCGGCAAGTCGGCTTCCATGAATTCGCCCAGCTCGAGAGAAAGAACTTCCCACTTGATATCATCCATCCCAGCAGCGAGTATCGCATCGCGCGCTATCAAAATGCTATGATCGGTGGCAACCAATTTGCCATGATTGTTGTGGTATCGGGTTTCCACAGCAAACAAATCCCTGCCCGGACTAAATCCGGGAGGCTCGATGCCCACATCAGACAGTAACTCGAGCGAGATTATGATCTTATTGCTCCGCGCCCGCTGTCCATGATGCGAGCCGAGTCTCTCCACTCGTTCCCGCATCATGCCCCGAATTATCTGGATTTGTTCTTCTCGTGTGCTCTTCATAAATTAACCTTCTTCGCTGTCTCGCGTTCTTTTTGCATGATCCATTCGTTGAGTTTCTCGGCTCGGATGCGCCAGAGCTTCTTGCGGCGACCGGCGCGCAAACAAACCCCCAGTAATTGTCCTTCGGCGATCATGCGGGTAACAGTCTGGCGGGATACACCCAACAGGTCGGCCGCCGCTTCGATCGACAAGAGTTTCATTGCTCCCTGAGCATGCCCCCAGTTACTTCAATCCCAGCATGCCCAAACTTCCGGTATCGTGTGACCGCTCATCCAGCTGTGTCCAGGGACGGGACAGAAAATTGTTTGGTACTTCCCATACCATTCCCAACATTCAAGCGGGAGTTTTGCCGGTGCCGTCGGAGTCTTATCCATCGATTTCTTTCAACTGATCCCGAAATTGACCGGTGGCGGCGGAAATTCGCACCTACCGTCTGGATTTGCACTATAAACCGCACAAAGTTTGCGCACAGCGGTCGGCCAATTTGGAAATTTACAAACGGGGGTCAGCCACTTGAGCATTTGCTGCATTTGAAGTGCACGAGATTTTGCATCCCAGTTGGTTTGAAGCTGATTCACCGTGAAATTGAAAAACCAGATCGCGAGGCACAACTCATCATAGCTATACGGGGCGTCGTTTATTCTCGGCCAAATGATTTCACCGAAGGCAATGATTTTTTGTTGCCCTTCCGGCATCTTCGCGATCGATTCTTGCCGGCGCTTTTCTTCGCGTTCACTCTGGCGAGACCGATAAATATCTTGCACCAAACTCTGAAGCCTATCTGGATTGATCTTTAATTCATCGCGATGCTTTAAAACCACGGGGAGCACATCATTGCGAATGAGGTCGCGATCTGAGGATTTCGTAAGATCAAACCGGTGAGCGTATGCCGTCGGAGCCCAAGGCAAGATAAGGCGTAAAGTAGGGTGCACAGTGTAATAACTAGCCACGGGGTCTCCGAAAGCGCCACTTTCGATTGCTTCAACTAACAAATCCCAAACTGGCCCTTTGCGTTTGTTGGTAATTCGGGCCACCGCTGAACGGACGTTCGAGTTCAACACATAATCCATCACGAGCGAGCCTTTGGGCAATTTAGCTAAGACGCCGTGTTTTGACTTCTTCCTATCCGATTTTGTCTCTGCCTCGATCGGCTCTTCTGCTTTTTCCTCGGTAAATTCGACCGATTTTTGCGATTCTTCGGTTTCAGTTTGGTTGAGGACCGTCTTGCTAGCGCTAGCAAGACGACCTTTGATTTCATGTTCCCATATTAACTGAACCGAGCGCCGGTCAGATTCTTCCAGCACGAGACGGGTGATTTCAATATGTTCGCCCATCGAGATTAGCGCGGCACGATCATGACCGTTAAATTCCTCGTCCAGATCGTTTTCAATCAACCAGATTCTAAAATCCCTATTCGAAGCATGCTCCTGGCGAGCGCGATACATTTCTTCAGCTAGAGCGAGCGTCGCCTTGCCCCACTCGATCGTTGCTGTCTTCCAGTTACATACGGCTGATCGCAATCTTTCGGCTTGTACGACTGGCAAATAGGTAATATTATTCATAATCAGTCAAACTGGAGGCGGATGTCTCGTACACATCCGCCTCCGCTTGTTCCTTTCTCTGCTTTAGGCTGCTACCTGCTCCACAACATAGGTCGGGTTCGGCAAGTTCTTCGGCTTCATGGCCTCTTTGATTTCAGAGGCCTTGATAGCCTTTACACCCTGTTCATCCAGCAGAAAGGCTTTGATTGCCGCGCCGAATCGGGCAATCATGCTCACTCGCTCACGTTTGGCCGCCTCCCGCTCCAGTTGCTTCGCGGCAACGAATAGCGGAGTATTTTCACCAGTAAGATCCTGACCGAGTTGAAAAACGGCCAACTTCTCCACAATATGATCCTGGGGCCAACCGGCTTTCAGTAGTATGAAAGCTAAAGTCTGCGCTTCGGGCGCCGGAAAGGTTGGTTTCGCGATGCCTTTGATCGAGTTGTTGCCGAGTTTGATTGATTGAACCAACAGCTCGTTATTCTCATATACAGCATTGATTTTGGCTGGATTGGTATCGAGCTTTTTACTTGCGTCTGTCTTGCTGAGATAGGAATATGCCCGTTGCAAAATCCTGCTCTTCGTCTTTGCATCATCAAGATGTTCGATCTCAAGAGCATCGGAAGGCGGCCGCGCTTTCCCTGTATCGATCACACGAATCGCCTTCTGATCTAGTCCGAGCGTCACCTGGAATGGCAGAGTACGGCCACACAAAGCGATTGCTGCTAGCCGATGTTGACCGTCGCCGACATCACCCGTCTTAAGAAAACCAATCCCTTGATTGGTAAATTCCCACTCTCCCGCGCCAATTTGCTTTGCATATCTTTCGGAAACGCTAAATGTCCACCGGCGATTTTGTTTGTTATGATCGAAAAACAACAACGCAGCCATGCCGGGCGTGAATGTAATGAGTAGCGTACCCGGCCCGGCGTCGACTGCTGATTGTTTTAACTTCATTATCGCTGTTCGATCTTCTTCTGTCGCTGCTTTGTAAACGGCCAAAAGTTTTTCTTCCGCTGCCATGGCAGCCGGATTTTTCTTTGCCTCGCTATCGATAGGTGCCATTTTTAACTCTTTTCTTTCTTCAGCCCGTAGGCTGACTACCAATCCCGTAGGTGGTAGGGTTGAAGTTAGTAATTCCCAACATCAAATTCTGGCCAACAAAAAATTTTTATGGCGGCATCTTTAACCTCCTTTCTCACCCTTCTTATTTGTAATACCTCGCGATCCAGGGAAACCGTGGCGGCTGGTTGAAGACCCGGTTGCGCCGCCGGGAAAGCCGGTGGTTTGACGGCAGTTGTTCGCCCGCGGGCGCGGGCAGATAGTGCCAGGGCTTTTCCTCGCCGTAGAAAAAGATCATCCTCGCCCCGGGCGGCGGGGTCTGCTCGTAGCGCAGGTCGGACATGACGTTAGGCCAGCCGAATACGCCGTCGTTGACCCCCCAGCCGGCCTCGTCCCGGCCGAGGCAGTGAGTGATCCACGCCTGATCTGTGCCGATATGGCCGAGGGCGGCGGCGATCGAGCCATCGCCTTTGAATTCGCTCCAGACCCTTTCGCGTGCGCCGGCCGTCATCATCCACATCGAGCCATTGTAGGGATTGTTGACGATGCGCGCGCGCTGGGAGTCGATGAAGCGGTGAAAAATCAAGAAATCCTCGGTCCGCGAAAAGAGCGGGTCGAGACTGTCGAGCACCAGGCAATCGATATCGACCGAGACAAAGCGCGGGCCGATGAGATCCGCCATTTCCCGGCTGAAACTTTTTAGCCGAACGTAGCAGTGCGGTTTCTGCGGCCCCCACTTGGGATTTTTAAGCTCGCGCCAGTCTTTCCAGAGCGGGATCGGCTCGATCAATGGATCGAAGAGCGAGACATCCTCCCAGTCGGTGAGACAGACAAACCGGTGCGGCAGGGTGAGATTGCGCTCAATCATCCGCGCGGCGGTGTTGACCCGCTCCGGGGTGTATTGCTCCTTGCAGAGCGGCGCCCGCCAGAGCCAGAAGAGAACCGTCAGCGGCGCGCTCATACCCGCAGCACTCCTCTGTCCTCGTAAACGCTGCGCCCACTGTCGCCGCCAAGATTGCGGATCACGAGCGAGAATGCGTTGATCAGCGCCGAGATGCCGTCGATGTGCTTTTTCGCCTTGCGCTTGTCGGGCATGAGGTTGTTATTCGGATCGCTCTTGGTGACGACATTGTCCGCCATCCAGCGGAGGACCGGGTGGCCGCCGTGGCGGATCTTGCCGGCCTTGAGGAGGCGGGTGAGCTGCTTGGTCGGCTCGCTCAGCGTCGGGAAGCCCTGGCGGATTTCGATCATGTTGATGCCGAAGTCTTTTTGCATCGAATTGGAAAACTCGCGGGCGTTGTAGGGATCGTAGCCAATCAGGTGCGAGGTCTCATAGGTCTTCTGATCGTAAATGGTCTTGACCGGGTAGATTTCCTGGAGCGCGATGAGTTTCTGGCGCACGGCGCCATAATCCACCGTATTACCCTCGGTCACCTGGATGTGGCCGGCGCGCTCCCAGGCTGTGTAAGGGACGTTGTCGCTCCGCTCGGCGCGGAGCAGAATCTCTTTTGGCATGAAGAGGTAGGGCACGACGATGAAGTCGTCGCGCAGCTGCTTGAAGTCAATGAACATATAATCAACGCGCGCGGCGCCGGCGTCTTCCGGCGCCTGGTCCGGCTGCGCCTCGGGGTTGGTCGCCTGGAGCGGCAGATCCTCAGGCGGAAAGAGCAGGACGAGCGCGGTGATATCCTTGTCGATCGAGAGATCGAGCCCGACCACACAGCTCCGCCCGGCCAGGCGCTTGAAGTCGATCGGCTGGCCGCACTGATCCCAGAGCTCCATCGATATCCAGCGCGCCCCGGTGGCTGTCCAATAGCAAAAATGTAAGCGACGGGTATTATTTTCCTCCGATGGCATACCGATCGCCTTGACGACGTCATCCTCGATGGTTTTTCGCGAGATGATTTTGTCGATCGCAGGATTGGCTTTTTCCCAGTGCGGGCCGTAACTCCGCCAGTCGTCACACTCCGCGCAGTTATCCACCGGCTGCTCCTGTCCTTCATTCCAGTGCTTCTCGCAGGCATCAAGCGCGCAAATAAAGCCGAAGAGACGATCGTTATCGACTGTTTGCTTTAAAATCTTGCTCACATATTCGTGATAGTCCCAACAGACCGACTCGCGGGCGGTCCCGGAATTTGTAATCATCATCATCAGCGGATTGCGGCGCCACTTGAAACCTTTGTCGAGCATGCTGATAACGATATTGCTTTTGTGTTCGTGCACTTCGTCGACAAGGGCCATATGCGGGCGCGGGCCGCTCTGGCTGTCCTCATCCGAGCTGATCGGTCGGAACCACGAGCCGGTTTCATGATAAGCGAGGTTCCAACATTTTTCGCCAATGCCGGACTTTTTAAGTCGAATCCTGAGATCCGGGGACTGATCGCGCATGGCAACGGCATCGCGGAAAAGAATCATCGCCTGATCCTTCTTGGTTGCCGCTGCATAGATCTCTGCGCGGGCTTCTTTGTCTGCGATCAGACCGGCCATCCCGACCCCGGCCGCGAGCGGCGATTTGCCGTTGCCTTTGCCGATCTCGATATAAGCAGTGCGGAAGCGGCGGGTGCCATCGGGCATCTTCCAGCCGAAGAGCGAGCCGACGATGAATTGCTCGAAAGGCAAGAGATCGAAGGGCTTGCCCTCGAATTGGCCGCCGTTTAGACGCAGCACATTAGTAAAAAATCGAAAGATTTTTTTGGCCGCGGCGAGATCCCAAAACAGATCGTCCTCCCGCTGGCGATCGCGCAAATGACGATCGCAGGCGAGTCTCACCCAGCGGCTTGCGACAATCGTCCCGGCACGCACTTTTAGCGCGTAGTCATCGACCGGATCGAACTCACTTGAAGAATTCGTCGGCGGGATTTTCTTCTGTCTCATCGTCTCCCAGTGTCTGCACGCGCGAGCGGCTCGATGGCGTAATGCCGAGCTCGGCGGCGGCGCGGATCATGTCGCGCCTGGCATCGCGTTTTATCCGCAAAAGCGGATTAGTGATTGGTTTTCCTTTGACGACGATCAAATCGCCGGTTTTTTGGAGTTTCTGGCTCGCACGAACGAAATCAGAATGCGCGTCGCAGTATGCCGCGAGCACGCCGAGGTCGCAGGGACCGACAAAACCGAGCGGGATGAGATCTTTAACTTGACGCGACCACTCCTGCCGCGCGACCGGATCGAGGAATGCCGGCGCGGCGGCACCCCTGATCGCCGGTACGGCCGGCTCCTTGGCATTGAGCGGACGATGACCGGGATTGCCTTCGATCACCCGCAAACGCGTCGGTTTCGGCTTTCTTCCCCTCATTTTTTGCTCAAAAATCCCTGATTTTATCGATATTTAGCCATTTCCAACGATTTTGTAGCGGCCTCTATTGACAAATACTGTTATCTTGATTACAATCATAATCACTATGAGTCACAAAGCATATCTGATCCGCAATTTTGACTCCGCGCTGCACGCGGCGGCCAAGACCGTCGCGGCGCACGAAGGCATCTCGCTCAATAAGTTTATCCTCGATGCGATCCAGGCCCGCTGCCTGCTCGTCGCGCACCGGGACGGCATCACTGAGCGCGTGCTCAAGCAAGTCGAGCGCGCAAACAAAAAGCCCGCGCGGAGCTGACCGCGTCAAAACCAAACGCTCGCCTGACTCTCGAGCGGAGGAGGACAAAATGGAACTTACTCTCACGGCGCACGGACAAATCAGCAAATCCAAGCTGATCAAAGATCTCCGCTCGCGCGGCTACAAAATCAGTTACAATCGCGCGATTTTTGTCGAGCGGCACGACGACTATACGATTGATCTCGCGCGCCGTCGGCTTTTGACGTGCGAGCACTATCGTCAGCCGCGTAAGGTCCGCGGCGCAAAAGATTATCAGCCGCGGCTCCGCGTGCTCACTCAAGAGCGATTCCTTGCCTCGCTCAATGTTCGGCAACTCGAACGCGGTTGTTTCCGAGCGAGCGGCGTCACTCTCGCAGACTATCGCGCCGCCGGCGGAGAATGTGTGGACGAGATTCTCCGCCGTGTCGGCGCCGCCGGCGAGCAGGCGCGCGCGGACGAGACGCGCTATTTCGAGACCTATGACAACGATCAATATTCCAGCAATTCGCACGCCGGGCGGGACTGGCGCGAGGTCAGTTTTGCCAGCATTGCGCGCGATTTTTCGCGTGCCATCATCTGCTATGCAGACGTCGGCAGCTTTTTGCACAAAGCGGTCGGCGAGGGCGGCCTGCATCATCTGCGCTTCGAGACTTATTTGATCGTGCGCGACTCGACGAGCGGCGATCGACACGTGTTGCGCATCCCGCCGCGTTTCGGGCGCTATACCAGCGCCACGGTGAGCCGGTTTGCGCCGCGCTGGTATCTCCCCAATTGCGAGCAGTTGAACGGATGGTGTCGCACGACGTTGATACAACATGGGGAGGAGGGGTGGTATCGCCTCGATGATCTCGATAGCGATAACCTCACTCACGCGGCTGTCGCTTGGACATTTGACCTCGATCCGCGCGATTATCGCCCGCAGATGACTGCTTAGTTCCTTGCTCCTGCGCTCTGTCTTTGATAGAGCGCAGCATGGAGGGAATAGGTCCCGACCACAAAGCCGGGTGACTGCCGGCAAAGGAGAAAATTTTATGATTAACATGATCCGACAAGGCGATGTATTGCTGATCCGGCGCGAGGCGCCGGCAGAGGCGAAAAAGATCGAGTCGCGCGGGCTCCGCGTACCGGGCGAGCGGACAGGACATGCCCATGTCCTCGAAGCTGACGTCTTCGAGCAGCCCGACGGCACGCGACTGCTCGCGCTTTCCGAGCCCAGCACGCTCTCGCACGAAGAGCACGCGCCGATCCAGGTGCCCGAGGGCTGGTGGGAGCCGCGCTTGCAGCGCGAGTTTTCGCCGTCATCGCGACCGGCGTTGCGCATGCGGTTCGACTGAGCCGCGCATAAAATGGGAGATCGATTATGCACAAAACACAAGCTGTCGAACAGCTCAAAAAAGTGATTCGCGATTGCACAGACGAGCAGTACGGCGCCGTCAAAACCATGATGGAGATCGGAGCCGGATTGATGGGATTGCCCGAGGGCGCGCATCTCACGGCGCCCGTCGATGTGCAGACGCAAAGACGCGATGTGCTCGCGTCCCTCACCGATGCGATTTACGACTGCGCGGCGGGCGATGACTTCCCCATGCCGCGCGCCGGCGGCTGGGAGTATGTAATCGCCACTCTCGTCATCGAGCGCGACTGGGAGACGATCGACAGAACTGCGGCCGATCTGCGAACGCGCCATCGCGAGCATTAGGACTTCCACCGGGCGGACTCCCGTCCGAGGGGAGCGGCAGCGGCTAGTCACCGCGCACGCTCCGGTCCGTGAAGCCGGAGCATCGAAATGAAAGCATCGAAATGAAAACTCTCTGGTTCAAACAAATCTATATGACGCCGATTTTGAGCGGCGAGAAAACTGACACGATCCGGCGCCGGAGCTGCAAGCTCCGCGCCGGGAACGTTGTCGCTTTTACTGTCGGTCCGCGCCCGCCCTTTGCGCGCGCGGAGATCCTGACGCGGGAAGATATCGACCTGGTCGACCTGGCCGAGTCGCGCGCGGCGCAAGTAATCACCCTCTACGACAACCGAGAGCCGCTTTGTCGTCTGACTTTCCGTCTGCTCTAACACAATAGCTGCTCCGCGATCTTTCGCGCTGCGGCCGGGCCGATGTATTCGAAAATGGCGCACGGGCGGCCGCCCATCATGCCGGTCATTCCGCTTTGATTGCGGGCCTTGAACACACCCGGCGCTTTGACTAGTTGCCAGCTCTGGGATTTACTCCTGACGGCGATAAATGAGGGATGCGCGGGATAGGCGCGCAGTCGATAGCCGAGCGCCTTATAGACCCCGCCGAGCGTATCATCGAGCAGCGGGGCGAGCCCGAGCCCCTGCCAGTCTGGCAGAGTGACCACGCGCGAGATCCGGAACATGGGTTGATTCGATTTGCCGCGCGAGATCGGCAAATGAAGGATCGCAGAAAAAGCCGCGAGTCGATCATTTACGAAAAGCGCGAAGCAGCGCGCCGCTTTGTTGAGATCGGCGCTCATATAGTGATACGGAGCGAAAATGTTCCACGTGGAATATGGGACCCGACAAATCGTAATCTGTAGCTCCGGGCGTCGCTGAAGCGCCCTCCGTTGAAACGTCATCGTTGTCGGCTCGAATATCCAGTCGGGCTGCAGCCAGTCGACGATGTCATAATGACAGCTTGCCGCGACGAATCGCCGCTTTTGTTTGCGGACATATTTCTGCACGGCATGGGACGCAATCTGTCCGACCTGACGATCGACGACTGAGGTAAACTCATCGACCACAATATCGCCTTCGCATTCGATCAGCCGGCGCGCGAGATCGACGCGGAAGCGCTCGCCATTACTGAGCACTGCATAGGGGCGAAGCCATGAGGGAATCGTGTTGAAACCTACCGCGCGACAGACCTGGGAGATATCGACCATGGACTTGGACTTCGCGAAGTCATCGATGACCGACGCCGCGCCCCAATGGAGTTCTTTGACTTTGCCAAAATGGTTTTCGAGGATGGAGCTTTTGCCCGAACCAGACGGGCCGACGATCAGACCTACGCTCCAATCAAAGTCCTCGATCGGCAGCTCGCCATGCCATTCGACGACGGATTGGGTTTTGCGCGGCACATCGAACATGGCTTCAAGCTGTCGCGCCCGTCCGGACTGGGATATCGGAATTTTTTTTACAAGATCAATGCGCGGCATATGTACTTCTGTTTCTCCAATTTCTCGATAAGCTGCAGCTGCTGATCCTCGTCTTTGCAATCGACAATCACCTGGAACTGATGACTCATCTCTTGATTGCCCGCCTCTTCATCCCCGTCCGGATCGTAGCGTTCCAGAAGTTTTTCAATATCCACCTGGGATAGATCGACTTTTTCGGCTAAATCATCGAGATCGAGATCGCCCATCTCTACGAATTGCATAAAACTTTCGTCAGTCATCTCGCCGTACTGACTGGTCAGTAGCAGAATTTTTTCCCGCGCCTCATGGAGGTTCGCAGCCTGGATATAGGCAATCGGCAGCGGAGGAATAATGTAGCCCGACGCCTGAAGACGGCGCAGCACGCGATCGCGCTGATGACCGTCGAGAATAAAAAGCTCGCCATCGTTCTTCCAAACAAAAAACGGAAAGGAAAATCCATGCTCCAGCAGCGCGCGCTTGAGTTTGCGATATCTGTCATTGTCGAGCTTTTTGAGTTTTCCTTGTAGCGGCGTTAAATCCTCCAGCTTGGCAACTGCCGCGCCAACGCATTTGATTTCTAAAGTTCGCTTTTTCATTTTTCTCCAAAACCCGATTTTGCCAATTTCGCGGCGTTGCACGCGGTGTTGTGTCAACGGTCTACAAGAAAATGTCGCTGGACTTTTGACCCCCCCTACCCCCTCGGCTGTGGAGTTGGTTTCCCCTTTTTTCCGGAGGCCGCGTGACCAAAACGTGACCAAATGGTGCAGTTATCCACCGCTTTTTTGCACGATTCTGCATAGGCGATTTCAAATTATTCAATGATTTAGCGGGTACAACGAGGGACTCCGGAACCCTAAGTACAGGTTCGATTCCTGTCGGGCGCGCCATCCGATAAGGCCTCGCGATCCCTGGAGAATATGCTAAAAGGTGCCGATCATCCATCGCTTTAACTTTTGGCCGCGTGACAGTTGTGCGTGACCGCTCACTAATCTGTAGTCACAAAAACTCGTTGCCGGCCCTCGATGCCGATATTCAGCTCCGTGTCTATTTTGATTTGCGTGCCCTCGACCCTAAGCCGCAAAATCGCTGTTCCGTGCCAATTGAATAATACATCGACAGAATTGCCGCCGACCGCGTTCACAATCTTCAGCGCGTCGAATTTCGCAAAAATAACTTCCCCGTGTTTTTCAAATGGGCTTTCTGGCTCATCAAATTGGCCAAATCGGTCAAACATTTTCAGCCCCTCATTGGTGAACTTCGCGTCGGTCATCTCCCTATCCTCACGATCCTTTTTCCCTTGTCTGGCTTCTTGTCTTGCTCGCCGCGCAGCCGACGAAACTGGGTCGCATATGTCCCGAAGAGCATCTCCAGGCTGGTGCCCATCTGGTTGGCGATCCAAAGCGGATCCCTGCCAACCGCGATGTTGTGCGTGGCGAAGGTGTGGCGCGCCTGGTTCGGCCAGCGATAGCGGAGCTCGGACGCCTTAAGGATCGGTACCCAGACCGTCGCCCGGAAATTGCTGATGTCGATCGGCCGGCCGGTCTCGGTCACCCAGACGTGCGCATAGCGGAGATAGGACTTCGCCCGCTGCTCGATCAGACATGCGCGCATCGCCGGCGTGATGTCGACGTCGCGCGAGGCGTCTTCGGTCTTAGGGTCTTTCTGCTTACCGAGCACGCGCGCCGCGCGGATCGCGATCTGGTCCGTTGCCAGGTTCACCTGCTCCCACTTGAGCCCGTTCTGCTCCTCGAGGCGGAATCCCGCTTCGAACAAATGCCGGATGTACGGCACGTAATGCGGCCGCAGCTCCCGCGTCTTCTTGAACAGAATGGCGAGCTCCTTTTCTGTGAACGGGTCGATCTCCGCGACGCGTTTCTCTTTGAGCTTAAATTTGTTTTTCGGCACCGGGTTCGAACCGATTTCCCCGTCCTCGAAGAGCTCGATCAGTAGCGATTTCACCGGCTGCATGATCTTGTTGACCGATCGGTTCGAGAGCTTCCCGCCACCCTGGCGTCCTTCCTCGATGATCTCGGCCTGCAGCGCGCGCAGATCCCCCGGCCGGATCTCGGTATAGGGCAGCCGGGCAAAAGCCTTGTTTAAGACCCGGCTCTCCAGGTTGTTTTTGAATTTCCGATAGGTCCACTCCGCCCAGCTGTTCTTATGCGCGGCCAGCCATGCCTCCGCCTTAGCCTTGAACGTATCGGGCGCGGGCATTGCCTCGGCGAGCGTCGGGAAATGATTCTCCAGCTTGAATGTCCCGAGCCCGATCTCTCGCCGGATGGTCGCATCCCAATCTTTAACGAACTTCTCGTTCTGATCGGTATCCGGCACACCCGTACTGATCCGGTAGCGCTTCTCGCGCCAGCGAAAATCGAGGTGATAGAATCCATCCCGGCGACGATAACTCATGCGCTCCGCTTCACAATATGCTCTCGGCGCAGGTCAAAGTCCTGCCCCTTTAGCCACTTCTCAATCGCCGACATAAAGAAAATCTTTTTCCCGCCCGGGCCGGTCGGCCGACGGAAATGCACCCCCTCGATAAGATTCCCCGCCGCGATCTGCTCCTGAATCGCTCTTTTACTCAGCGGGATGCGCTGCGTCAACTGATTTAGATCGAGATACTCGTCGATCATGACTTATTAGGCTTCGCCGCGGGCAGTTTTATTTTTCCTCTGCAGGTCGCTTCATGCAGCATTTTAAGAGTTAACCCGGGTTCGTTCATCCGCTTGCGACATTTCGCGCAAAACACCGGCCGCTGCTTTAGCCGCAAACCGCCGAGGCGACGGCTCATATTATTTCCCAGACCTCGATGACTGTCTCGTCCCTTTCCCCCTGGCGGCGCGTCTCGCGGATCTCTTCGAGATATTCCGGGCCGTCATCTGGGAGTATTCCGCCTCTGACAATGCCGTCCACCGCGGCCTTATGACTGCGCCCGGTGGCGTCTGCGAGCCGCCGGCTGCGATGATGGATGTCAATACGGTATCTCGGATGAATTTTTTCAGCCGCATCCTCCGCCGCAGGCTCAGCGCGTCGAGCAGGTTTTGCGTCGGCAGCCGGAATGGCAGGATGATGGTCACCCGGAGCGATGCCCGTGCACAGGTAAGCCCGATATTCTTCGACGGTCCAATGGTCATTTTTCATCGGCCGACTTCCCGCATTCTCAATCCGAATATTTCCGCTTCCAAATCGATGATGCGCTGGCGATCATGTCTTAATTGCTTTTGCGCGAGTTCATACTGGACTTTAAGCCGGTCTATTTCTCCATCTTTGATCGCACAATTTTTGTATAATTGATTTCGCACGACTTGCTGATCATCCAACCAAAACTCCTTGATTCGTATCCGCTCATTTTCCGCCTTGAGGTTATCGATTTCCTCGCGCATACCACGATGAAGATCACACTCAACGAGCGCCGTGTCAGTTTCGTCCAGGACACATGCGCAGCGGTCCGCTTTATAGCCAGCCAAGCGCCATAGCTTGATTTTAATGCCCTGTAGCTCCTCGCCCAAAACCCGCAGGGCGGCGGCTATATCACTCTCGTTGTGCGCTAACTTTGCCGCCTGTTCATCGTATTTGTCGCGCTTCATCTCATTCATTTGTTTGCTCATCTTTCAGAAGATGCAGATGAAACCGCTTCACGTGCTCGTTGCGCCAGTGGATCGTGCGGAACATCGCCGTGCAGCCATGCGGGCACTTGATCGTCCGTTCCAGCAGGCCCTCCTGTTTGACCGGTTCGCTTCTCTGGCCTTTTCTCGATATCCGGATGCTTGGCCCCGCGCTCATGGTTGTTTCGCCTTGCTGAAAAGATCCTGGTAAAACTCCGCCTTCTCGTGCACGTCTTTGAATTCCCGCTCGTGTCGGATCACCGGTTCGCGCTTCGACATCGCCGGCTGATATCTAATCGGCTGGGCGGCCGCGATCGTCGCGCGCAGCTGCTTTAGTCGTAGCGCCTCGACGTCCCATCCCCGGCCAGGCCAACGTTTGTCGAGCTGCTCGAAGCCCTCGAGGGGGTCGGCGCATGCGGCAAGCGTCTGGATCGCATCGAATCCCTCGCTATCCATTGCCGATCCCCCGCATCAGGTCCCGGACCGGCGCGGCAATCGGAGCGCGCTTGTACTGCTCGTTTTCCGGTCCCTGCATATACTTGGTCCGCTCTTTCGCAAAGATCGTCTCTAATAGCGCCCAGACGCTTTTGATCTCGTATCCTACGGCGACCTTAGCCCGCACGGTCTCCAGACAAGCCCGCGTCACCGCAGTCACCCGCTCGGCCGGCTCTCCCTTCTGGCAGCGCACCATCGAGATCGTCCACTGACAGAGCTTCTGGGTCAGCTCCTGGTCCCGCCCGCCGATCTCGACCGCCAGATTGACGAGCTGATCTGCCTCGGTCTGCTTGTGCAGCGTCCTGATCTTATCAACAGGTTTATCCACAGGCCCGGCGTTTTCTGCCGGGCTTTTCTTAGGAAGGAAGGAAGTCTCGGAAGGAAGGAGGGAACATAAAAGGAACCGTTCAGGTTCCGCAGTCCTGTGATATTTCCAGTAATTAGGTGCTCCCAGGATAGTTGATGGTGAGTTTGAAATCGCTTCGGGAATCATCAGCCAATGCTTGGCGGATGCGTGGCGGAGTATCCGCCACACCTTGGCGGATGATTGGCGGCACTTCCGCGCGATGCTTTTGACCGCTCCATCGGTGACCTCGAAGCGGTTCTCGGTCTTGTCCAAAATAGCGCAGATCTCAAACCAGACGCGGAGCGCCCGGTCGCCGAATAGATCGGTCAACTCCCAGAGCTGCGGGTCGTCATTAAAGTCCTGAGTTACCGGAAACCATCGCTTTGCTCGTGGCACTGGTCAGGTTCTCCCCTCTTGATCTTGCCCGATATTCGTTCATCTTTTTTCGATTGTATTGCCGGAGGCAGTCGCGGCAGCAGGTTTGCTTTGTGTATTCGTGTACGGGCAGAACCGTTGCGCGCACCAGGCTGAAATACTGGCGTGTATAAGCCGCTTTCTTAATCTTGTCTCTCATGATCAATGTCCAGCTCTAACGGCTTATCCGTCTTGTCCTGCTCGAGCAAAACCATGCGGATCAGCTGCTCGATCCGCGGCAGTGATACCCCATAAATGTTCGCCAGATAGCTCATCGAGTCGCCGAGCTTGAACTGTCCGGCGATGATGCGTCGCAGATTTTTCGTTAGCCGGATCGCCATCAATGCACCTTTCGCGACCGTCTGAGTGCCGTTTGCGCCTTTTTTGCCCGCGCCTTCTGACGTGTATGCCAATTATCGTGGTCGAACCCACCCGCGGTATGGCGCAGCATGTGCGCGTCGAAGGCCGCATGAGGATAAAAGCGCGGCTCGCGTGGGCATATCGGGCAGACCGCTGCTTTAAGTATTCGTGTTCCTATAATGATCTCGGCTGTTTTCATTTTTCCCTTCCGAGCCGCGCTCTACCAGGGAGCGGGAGACGCGTGACGCGCCGCTGCGCATAATCGAGCGTGAAGTGTCGGAGCACCGGCTTTATCTGGCAGCCGTTTGCCCGCAACCATTCGCGCCAGCGCTCGGTCTCCACTTCGTCCGCTTCGCGGTCATCGATAAAAACTTTAATATCCATCGTGGTGCCCCTTTTGGCTCATGATGTCAGCGATCTGTTTTTTCAGTCGGTGGTTGGCATATTGGAGCTGCGCGTTTTTAAGAATCAGATCAGCGATGATCTTCTCCAGCTCCGTGAGACTTTTCTCCAGGCTCAGAACATCGAGCGGAGTCAATGTCAGAGGCGATTCGAAAGACTTGGCCATAAAAATTAATCTCCAGCGATGACAAAGACGGCAACGATCACGGTAAGGATAAACGCCATGGCGACAAACTCGGCGAACGGCTTCCATGATCTTTTTTGTTGACGCACACAGAGCGGCTCGACGATCGGGACCCGGTAAAAGCCCAACGCAGATGCTCGGTCGTCATACGGGTCTTTTAAATATCGCCGCGCCCAAGCCCACTCATTGCGCGCCTCTTTGATTCTGATCGCGCAGGCGTAGCAAATGACCCCATTACCGAAGGATTTCATCGCGGCGCGCACACCAGCATTCGGGCAGAGCATGCACGTCGCAGTGATCTTGTCCGGCGCCAATAAGCGCGCTTCGTTGCCGTTCATCAGGCTCATTTCAGGATGCTCGCCGCCGACCAGGCACCGACAAGTGTAATGATCAGAAACGCCGCATACACAGCCACCCCGAGATAAAACTCATCGCTGAGAAAAGCGAGCAGCGAAAGTTGTAGATCCATATCATTCACCTCTTCCTTTCCATGTTTTGATGCCGCTTGCCTGTGCACTTGCCGAATACCGGGACACCGGACACAAACGCTTCGACCTTTAGTTGCTCGCCGCACTCCGGGCAGTGGTAGGGCTTCACCGCCGGCGGCAGGCCGGCGCGCTGTTCGAGCAAATCGATCACATAGCGTAGCTCTTCGAGCGCGTTTTCCGTCCGCAGGTGCAGGCCCGCCGGCGAGGTAATATAGGCGGCTATCTCGCGCGCCAGGGTGCGATACTTGAGATTGAGCGGCGCATCTGCAGTCGCCGCCAGGAGCTCCATCAAGGAGCGGAGCGGGATGTCCTTGCCGCTGCCGTTCGGGTCCTGCCCATAACGATAGACATGCCCCTCGCTGATACCGATCCGGCGCGCCACTGCGGAAGGGCCGCCGAGCTCGCGGGTCAGTTCCTGCACAGCCAGATGAAGCGGTCTCTTCATGGGTGTGTCCATCGAAGTTTTTTATCCCTGCGCGGGGACAATTGCCCGGCGGTGTGGGGATAGCCCGCGCATAATGCGGTTTCGCCTTTTCGCTCATTGCACATGGCGCATCTGTGCCTTGATCGTCTCAAGCTCATGAATCGCCTTGGCCCGCTTCAAGTTGAACGCCGCGATCCGGCACGATTCGCGGTGATATACGTGGGTCACCCAGTTCGGCTTGAATATCCGGTTACAGCGTTCATACGCGCAACGGCGCTTTTTGAGAGGGATCAAAGGCGTTAGTTTTCTGCGCTTCATTATGCTAGGAAAGTGCGTTAACAATGCCGTTGATAGTTTCCATGTACGGTATCGTTTATACGATGTCGTACAAAATATGTCAAGTGGAAAGGTGGAAAAATTTTTTTAATGGCCTCTAACCCCGCGATAGCGCGCATGATTGGCGAGAGACTCCGCGCCATTCGGAAAGAATCCGGCGACAATATCCAGGATTTTATCGCGCGGATGAAGGCGGGCGGCTTAATCGTGCCGAAATGGAATCGCTACGAAAACGGAAAGGAATGTCCGTCGACGGAAAAGATCATTGATATTTGCGAGCATCTCAAGATTTCGGCAGATTGGCTCTTGCTCGGCTTCGTCCACAGTGCCCACGATCTTAAGGCTCTGGCCATCTCCGGTCTGGTACAGCTCGTGCAAGAACAAAAGCCCCGGCCAATCAAGAAAATCGAAGCGGTGATCAAACATTATGAGCAACAGGAAAATCCCAGATCGGCCGATGTTTCGAATGTTAGCGAGAAGACTGCAGGTTTCTCTCGAAAAAATCCCAGTTTATCGATATCCATTTCTCCTCCGCGAAATCGCCGAGATTCTTCGCGAAGCAAGAAAAAGTAAAATGATCGACAAAAGGATCCATACCAATCCTGTCAATATTGACAATTGGAACGGCAAAACCGACGATTTTTGAGGTTCAAGGGGAGGTTGCAAATGAGTTTACTCGGATTTTTCGGCGCGCTATTGGTGCTGATCTTTTATTTCCTGCCGGCGATCATTGCCTGCGAACGCCGCGCGCAAAAGAGCGGGATGATCTTTCTCATCAATCTGGCGCTCGGCTGGACCGTGCTCGGCTGGATCGCCGCGGCGATCTGGGCGGCGACCGACAGCGTGGCAGAAAACCCGATACCCGCGGCGGGGCGGGTCAAGGAAAGCGCCGAGGATAGCGATCTGCCGCCAGAGAGCGGCCGGCTACTCGGTCATAAATAATTTTCATGGGACCGCGCACCAGCCAGCGCGCTTGCCGCCGTCATATGCCCGCGCCAGGCCGGCGGTGATGAGTACGTCGCCCAGCGAGCGGCCATCGCTCAGAATGATCTCTGCGTCGTGACGCCCCGCGAACTTGTCCCTTTTTACTCTACGCAGTTTGATCGTGGCACCGGGCGGCAGCAGGCCGGCGGTGGTTTGCTTCGCCGCGCGCGCCTTGGCTTTCTCGTCATCGCAGCGGCCGCGCAGTTCCGGCGTGTCGATGCCGAGGAGCCGGATCCGCGTCTCGACGATCATGCCCGGCCACGGGTAGACGTGCACGGCCACCGTGTCGCCGTCGACCACGCGGACGACCTGCGCCGAATACTCGGCGAGAAAGATCTGAGCGGCGAGCAGCAGCGATAACATCACGGCGCCTTTTTACCACATTCGTGCCCTTCGTGGTGAATCAATTCCGCGAGATCGAGGCGCGGAACTCGGCGTTGTCGCGGTCGCCCTTGGCGCTGTTGCAGCTATAGCAGAGCGACTGAAGATTGTCCCAGTCATCGGTCCCGCCGCGGGTGCGCGGGATGATGTGATCAACGGTGTCGGCAGCGACGATCCGTTTTCGGACCTCCTTGCAGATCCGGCAAAGCGGCTCTTCCAATAATTTGCGCGCGCGGAGCTTCTGCCAGAGGCCGCCCAGGCCGCGCTGCGCCGAGCTCGGCCGGCGCTCTTCGTAGGGTGAGCGGTGCGAATGTTTGCCGAGGATCAAGCATCCCGGTCGGGCGCAGAGACGTGGGGCGGAGTAGGGCATTGCATACGGTAAGTAGTTAGGAGTCAGTAGTCAGTAGTTTTCTGGCTCCTTTACTCCTCACTCCTTACTCCTGACTAGAAATAGACTTTGCCGCGCTGACGCACGGTGATCGGGATGGCAAAGAATGCTTCCCGGCCGACACCGCCGTCCACGGTGACTTCCACGGTCAATTTATCACCGACGGCGACATCCAACGCTGCCTCCAGCACGCCGCGATAGATGCCGTCCGAGGCGGTTATATAATCGAGCGTGAGCGGCCAGGTCTGGCCGGTGACTTCGACATTTTCGGAATCTTTCACCGAGGCGGTCACATCGGCATCGTTAACGAATTCTTCGGTGATCTCATCTTTGAGACCGTTCAGCTCCAGCATGTTGTCGTTCTTGTAATAGTAAAACTGCGGCGCATCCATCAGCAGGTTCCTTTCATCGTCACCACTCCCGCGAGCGCAGGCGCCGTCGTCACCACTCCCGCGAGCGCAGGCGCCGTCGTCACCACTCCCGCGAGCGCAGGGCGAATAGCAACGTCCGCACAAAGAATCGTCGCGACTCGGCCGGTGATCTTTATCGCGATCGCTTGCGCGAGATCTATCTCCGTCACCTGGCTGAGAGTGCGGATCTTCGGCGCCCAGGTGAACGGCTGGGCAAGGTCGCTCTCCGTCACTTGCGCAACGGCGAGAACTCTCAGCGCCAAGATTGCTTGGGCCAAGTCCGCCTCAGTAATCTGATCGATTGATTTGCGTTTGGCTTTCCCCAGCGCCGCGGCGCTGTCGCTCTCCAAAACTTGCGCCAGCGCTTTTTCTTTCAAGGATGCCATCGCCTGCGCGAGATCGTTTTCGGTCACCTGACCGAGCAGCCGCCGGAGCGGGTTTGGCGCCATCGCTTGCGCCAAATCGGTTTCACTAACCAAATCGACTGATATGATTTTTTGGCCGGCGAAGGATATCGATTGGGCGAGATCCGTTTCTTCCGCCGCTGTCACCAGACGCGTCGGCGGCCAGGAAATGGTCTGCGCTTCGTCAGATTCAGTGGCTAGGGCTATCGCCAGATTTTTCGCGCTGGCGAGTGACTGCGCTAGGTCGGTCTCGGCGGCCAGGCCAATCAAACGCGCCTGCGGATTGATCGTGATTCCCTGGGCTAAATCGGTTTCCTGTGTCTGTCCAAGGTCAACCGTTTTGAGCGCCGCGGTTTGCTGTGCCAGGTCGGTCTCGGATGCCTGCCCGACGAGCCTTGCCTGCGGATCGTTCCCGATGGCCTGGGCTTCGTCCGTCTCGCTCGTCGCCGCAATCCCTATCGTCTTCAGCGAGGTTAACGCTTGTGCAAAATCACTTTCGGAAATTTGATCAACGGTGTATGTCCTCAATGGTGCAATAGCCTGAACCGAATCACTCTCCGTTACTTGGCCAATCGCTACAATCTTTAAACTAGTTATGGACTGGGCGAGATCAGTTTCTGTCGTCTGATCAACGGGTACTAACGTTGCGCCCGACGGCGGCATGAACCAGAACCGCTGCGGCCGTTCGAACTCCAGGAACGGGTTTTGGTAGAGACTTAGAACTTCGTCGGGAGCGAGGGCGCGGTTGTAGATGCGGATGTCGTGCGTAAGGCCAGCAAAAAACTCGCCGGTACTTGTTGTGCTGCGTTGTCCTGAGACAATTGCGGGGTTGGAGGCATCATAAATGATTGGACCGCTGGGAACAGTATTATTGTTATCCAACTCACCGTTCACGTAAATCAACATCGTCTCGCCGTCGTACGTGCCGACAACGTGCATCAACCCCTGGCCAAAAACCGCGCTAATCGATATGCATTCTCTGTAGCCGCCTATGTTGAGAGAGAAGGCTGCGCTTGTCGACGCTTGAGATCTCGCCAAGCTATAACTGATATACGGGTCACTCCATCCGCTTGTACGGTATGGATGACAGATAACTTTTCCGTGAGTATTGCTGGACGTATTGGCGTTGATCCAAGCCGCGAGACTAATTGTGGTCGGTCTGAGTAATGCTGTGGACGGGGTAGATACATAGTCGCCCCCATCGAAATTGACTGCCGGGCCAAATCTTCCAGTATCCCAGCTAGGTGTGGCCGTCGCCGCAGCAAAAGTTCCGTGATGGCAATATCCACTGATATCATATAGCGATGCACCGCCCCCCTCGTTCATCAGCCAATGGCAGATGCATCCCAGATACCGCGGATGACCACGATTCGGCCGGCTGCCGAGAGGCGGTTTGATCGATTGCCAGCTAGTCTTGAGAATTTCGATAGCCATTTTTTAACTAGCCGATGCGTAGACTCCCTTTGCGTAGACCTGATTGGGATCACCTGTCGTTTCCAGTGCGGCGCCAGTCGATTGCGTGACAAAAACGACAAACTTTCTAGGGCAAACTCCGCCAAATAGAGAAGCCACCGAGAAGGGGCCGAGATAATACACCCTGCTTGCCGTCGTATCGGTTGCCGATATCGCGCCGAGCTTACAAATCGCGTCCCGGATCTCGGTATCGGTGACAGTCTCCGCGCTCTCCGTACCATCGAATACGTCCGGCCATGAGCTATCCTCGAGCTCCGCGACGATATACATTCGTATCTCGCCAGCTGAGAGCCCGGCTGATTCCGCCTGGAATTTTCCGCTGATCAAGTAATCGAGGTACAGATTGCTGCTGTTGTCGATCGCGGCAGATTCCCATCCCGCTATATGCGAAGCGGATGATGCCAGGCCGTCAAGATTGGTTTGGGTCAGCGCGCCGCTTGAGCCATAGGCTATTTTTATATCGCTCATGAGTTTCTCGCATCCGATACGTCGCTAAAACTAACCTGGCCCTCGTACACTAGAGTCCCGGGGCCGACACCATGATCGGTTGAAGGTGCACCGATACCAGTGGCAAAGAGCCGCTCCATCCGCGTTGCTAGTCTCTGCGAATGATTATAAATCGCCTGCCGCGTGCTCTGATCCCCGGCCTCAACTGAAAAGCAGGCCTCGAACCCAGCGCGCACATTAGGCTGCGATGGATTGACCGTACCCGCAGCCGTCATGAACTCCCAAATGCGCGCCTTGCCGACGGTGAGATTGTCGACGCGCGTCCAGTCAAAACCGTTTTGCATAATTTCCGTAATGCCGACCGAGGTGCGCCAGACGTAGAAGTCCGGCACGGCTGGCAGGTTCAAAAACGCAGCGATAGCAAACGCTCCATCAGCGTTGTTAGGGAATGCCGATAATTCAGGATCACCTATAATCGCCGCTTTGAGGGTCGCTAACTGAGATTGCGTGAGCATATCGTTCCATCTTTCTCGCCGTCTGCGTTAACGCTTGGTCGCAGCGCTGGCGGTTTCGCTGTATTCCGATACGCCGCCATCGCCGACGGCGCGGACTTTGGCTTGGTAGTTGGTTTTTTTCTTTAGTTTGGTGATGCGGTATTTCGTCGTATCGGCGGCGACGGGAATCGTCCATTCGCGCGGCGGGGCCGACTGCGCCAGGCGGATCTCCTGTGAGGTCTCATTATTGGCGTTATCGATCCACTTGAGATCAAGCGCCGAGCTGGAGACCGCCGACATCTGCAGGCCGCTAGGCGCTGCCGGGGCAGGCTGACTCGGGATCGGGATTGTCCCTGTTGCGGCGGGCGATTTTGGCGACTCCTGGAGCGCTCCGCTGCCATCGACAAACTCATGGTTGAAAGCCGAGACCTGATATGAGTATTGCTGGCCCCAGTTCCCAGTCACGCTTTCGGTGTAAGTGACGATGTTGACGCCGACTTGGCCGACCTTGACGCCGTCGCGATAGACGTAAAAACCTTCTTCATTGCTTGAATTGTCGGTCCAAGTGAGTCGAAATGTTACGTTCGAAGTCTGCGCCGTGGCATTGCCGGCAAGCGCGCATAAAGTCGCGATCACAAGCGCCATCAGTCTGAAAATTTTCATAAGCACTCCTTTTTGAACGCGCGGATTTTTTCCTGCGAGACATTTACCTGGGTGAGCGGGCGGAGCTTCAGATCGTTCATCAAAGTTTCAAGCGCTGCCCATTTAGACGAATCGGGCAGATCCTTGACCGCATTGACGCCCTGGTCCTCACGATCGCGCAGTGCGGTCACATCCATCTGTCAAACTCGCTTCCGCCTGAAGGCGTGATCGCCCAGGACGATCTCACTTGTCGGGTCGGCATCGGTTTCCCACCAGCCTGGCAGATCATGGTCCGGTCGTATCTGGCGGGTAAGCGCCGGGTTGAGATAAAAATATCCGCCGCCGGTGGGATCTTTTCTGAGCTGCCACCACGCCGCCGCGGCGAGGCCGTAGAAATATTCCCAACCCTCATCGCTCATATACTGTAAGCGGCTCCGCGCCTGGAGGCGATAGTCATCATTCCAGCAGGAGTAGGCTTCATATATCTTCCCATCGTCGTAGGCTTTCATGTCGTTCCCGAGAATCGCGCGGTGAAGTTCCCAGCTCTGTAGGCGCGCGCGGTTGACCGGATTGAAGGCGACGGCGAGCTGGCCGAGCTCGGGCTGATTCTCCGCCTCGAGGAACACGGTCGCGGCGAGCAGGGTGAGCCCCGGCCACATGTCCGGCGCCGTTTGAATATTCGGTCGATCGATCAGGCGCATCGCGTTTTTTCGACCTTCGTGTCCTTCGTGCCCTTCGTGGTGAAAATTCTTTCCATCATGGCACACTCACGGCCGGCGGCTCGGGGCCCGGATCGGGCTGTTGGTTTACCGGCACCGGCTGCAGTTTTTGGAGATCTTCCATGCGTGGTGCCAAGCCGACGATCAGCCGATCGACGATCTTGATTGCGGCGCCGATCTGTTTGAAATAAAGAGCGCCCTGCGGCGTAAATCTTCGATTGGAAATATGATAAATGTGCTTGGCCGCCAGCGCTTCGAGGAACGCGCCGCGCGCATCGAGGATCATCGAGGCGCCCTCGTGGCGGGCATCGTTTCGCTCCGCCGGCCGCAGAATGCCGAGCGCCTGCAGGATAAAATTGAAACTTGCGACAATCGCAGTGATTGTGCCCGGCGCAGCGCCGTTTCCGGCGGAGGCTAGAGCTCCGGTAGACAGCCCGGCGAGAGTTAGTGCGCCGGTTGCGCCGAGCACGTCTGCGCCCTGGGATCGGAGACCCCAGGAAGCAAGAACCTTTTCCCCATAGCGGAGCACGCCGAGATCAGTCAGCTCGGTCGGCACCGAGACGCTCTGAAGCTGCTTTTTGTTTTGTAGCTCGTCGAGCAGGTTGGGCGTGGAGACGGCCGCGCAGCCCCAGGTAATCGAGAGTAGCACGGCCAGGGCGAAGGCGAAGAAGATGGGGAAGGGCGAGCGCCGCTCGCCCTTACGAAACCCTTCGTGTCCTTCGTGCCTTCGTGGTGAAAATTTCGTCATCGCCATGGCCTTTTTTTGAGCGCGATCAGGATCGCGTAGAGCAGCAGAGTCTGCACCGTCCAGCCGACAAGGGGACCGAAAACTTTGATCAGGTAGGCGAGCGCATCGAACGCCGCGATTGCCAGGATCACAAGCGAGCTTCCGAACCAGCCGGCCAGACCCCAGAAATCGCCGATCATTCGCCCTTCAGATAGCCGGCCAGTGCGCCGGCGAACGTGACGCCGAGATTGCTCGTCAGATTTGACAGAGTCACAATGTGCATGTCGGCGAGTAGCGCGAAAAGAAAACTCGCGCCCAGGCCGGCGACAAACGACGCCTTGACCTTGGAGGCGAAGTGTTCGTTCACCGCTTTGGCGGCTTCCGCAACGGGTTTTCCTAGATCCATTGGTCAAAGCCCTCCTATTGCTTGAGCCAGATCACCACAACCGTCGTGGCAACGATCCAGAACACACTCACGGCGGCAATCACGCCATAAATCGTCGCGTGCATCCGCTCGAGTGGCTTGAAGCGGATATTATCCTCTCTAACGTGATCATCGAGCTTCATTATTATTGCGCTTGTTCGCTCCTTGATTTCGCTTCGAACTGCAGTCATCTCCCGGATCATCGATTCCGAGGCCGACGAGATCTTCCCGAGCTCATGATAAATACCTGCGGCGATCGACGGCTTGTCATTGGTCTCATCAGACATTGGCGAGCGCCCATCGCCGTCTCAGCCAGAAGTTACCGATCCAAAGCCCGAGCACTAAAATGGATCGGTAGACCGCCGGGCGCATCGGATCGCTCCAGATCGCGCTCAAATCCTCCACCCCGCTCATGCGAAAAATATCGCCGGCAATCAGCCAGGCAAAGCCCAGCAGAAAAGCCCAAAATACGAACAGCAGCGCCTGGAATCCCCAGAACTCGCGACGCACATTGAAAAAGGAAATGAGTCCATAGCAGCCGAACAGACCGGCCATGTCGAGGATGAGCATCAAGGCGTCTCGCATTGATCGCTTTAAGCCTTACGATGCCCGGAAAAAGCCCGCCGCGGCGATCTGCGCGGTGATATCGCTACCGTCTGGAACCACGACAAAGTCGTGCTGGGTCATCGGGACGATGGCCGAATCGGCGCCGCCCGTGCTGTCGCTATCGTAGGCGACCACCAGATCGTTCCAGCCATCGCCGGCAGCCACCCCGGTCCAGGTCTGATCGGGAATATCGAGATCGACCCGGTCGTTGGTATCGTCCGGCGCGAACGCGGCGATATCGGCGTCGGTAAGTACCTTGCGTGCATATCCGCTGTTGGTGACTTCATTGGTCGCTCCGGAAACCAGCGCGGCGACGTCGTCTTTGTCCTTCAAGGTCGCATCGGACTCGACGCCGGAGGTGGCAAGAACCAGGATCACCAGAACCGCATTAGTCGGGTCACTCAGATCGACGCGGTTATACAGTTCGGCTACTCGGCCGAGCGCGATGTTGAATACGAAATTGGCCATTTGCAGACTCCTTTACTTTTAGCTTCGTGAGCTTCGTGCCCTTCGTGGCGAAAAGTTTCAGCTCGCCTTTTTGACGCCGTATTTCTTGCTCAGCTTCTCGATCAGCGCGGCGCGGATTTTCTTGTCCGCTTTTACCGCCTCGTCTTTCGACATGGCGTTTACCGGATCGGTCGCTTTCATGCAGGCGTAGAAATTATCGACGCGGTAGCCGGCAGGGTTGCAGGGATCGGGCGAAGCGCCCTTGTGCGCGGCGACGTGCATCTGCGCCGAGCGGCTGTCGTCGAGCTTTTGCTCGCAAGTGCAGCAGTACATGCCCGGCTGGCGCGCGATCGTATAAACAACCGGACCCTTGTCCGTTGTAAACGTGAGCTTTCCGCCGCCGATGGCGAGCCAGCCCTCGGCCAGACCGCCGTCGATAAAGCCTTGGGAGAAGTTTTGCCGGCTGCCGGCGCGAATCAGTTTCACGCCCGCCGGGACCGGCTTGCCGCTGCTGTGATCGAATAATCGTTTCAGGTACATGATGCCCTCCGATAAAAAGTTTGGATTCGCCTTTAGTCCTCGACGATATTGGTTGCGGTGGTAAGAGTCGGCGTCACCCCCGTGTTGATCGCGATGTTCGGGGTAATCGTCCCGCTGAATAAAATCTTGCCTGCGCCGCTCCCTGCGGTGCCGATCGCGAAATGTGTCGCCGTCTCCGACCCACCGGTGCAGGCCGGAAAAGCGATATTCGACGCCGGATTGACCGTGTTACCTGAGACTGTCCAGCCGGTGTTATCCCGCGCCACAGCGACCCGGGCATAGCTCGTGTAAGCGCACTCGCTGGTGGTTTGGCTGCCGCCCTCGCCGGGATCGGCGGTGTGAAGGCTCACCTGGAGATCGGTGAGGGGCGCCGAGGCGGCGTCATCGGCCAGGTTGGCAATCGCCACCGCGTTGAAGATCAGTAAGAGCAGATCGTTTTCAAAGGTATTGCCCTTGGACATTTGCGTTCCCTCATAAAAAAAAGCCCGGAGGGGAGTTTGCTCCCATCCGGGCTTGGTACGCCTCAAACAAAGAATCGGGATAGTCTATCTTAGCTGCGCGTCATCATATAGATCCTCCCTGATTTTATCAATGAATTTGTTCAGCCGGTTGCAGCGCGGGCACTTGAGTATCCCGACGAGGAAACCGTCGAACAGACGGCGGCCGCAGGCGCAGCGCCGGATCGGCAATCCTACTCCATCTCCCTTTGGTAAAGATTTATGTGCCGTCGCATCGCTCATTTTTACGCCGTCACAAACATCCCGCTATTTTGTATATTGGGTGGTGGGATATAACAGATCTCACATCCAAACTGATACATCCTGACCTCAAGAGACGGTTCAGTTCGGACCACTTCCGCGCCCATCTGATAGGTGCGGGATTCAGAGGGAGCTTCCGTTCGCGCGATATCCGCGCCATGCTGATAAATGCGCGTCTCCGGCGTGTCCGTTCGCGCGATATCCGCGCCATGCTGATAAAATCTCGTGTCGGTCATGCAGACCTCTCATAGCCAATCTCGGCCGCATTGACATCGGTCGGCGTCCAATCGCCAGGTCCGGCTCCGGGATTTTGCGCAAGAAAATCTCGAATGTAGATGATCGAGCCAAGCGGTGGGGCAAACTCAGTGCCAAAATAGTCCGTCCCACTGTGCCGCACACCCATCTTTACGCCTGCCGTGCCGGCATCCTGCTTGTCGACCAGCCCTATCAGCCCAACGCACAGCACAGTCGAAGTGGCTGGAACATTACCGAATCCGAATGTATCTTTATCAGTGACGTTAGCTGTCGAGTTGTAATCGGCCGTGTCCTTGCTGCCGGTCTCATCGATGTTTTCATAGTTGTTCGTGCCAGCACTTTTCGTCCACTGACTCGAATTGCCAACAGCATTGCCGGGAAAATAATCCACTCTTGCCTGATTGATCTGCGAGTCAGATACGACCCAATCACAGAAATCGGCATTTATCGCGGTAACGTGCGTTCCGTTCGTATAGTAGCTCAACTGGACTTGATTTATCCTCGCATTGGCCGTCACCTGGGTATCCAAGCCCGACAAGGACAAAACGTTGATGCCATCTTGCCAAATATCGATCGTGCCGCCCGAGTTTGCGATCAGCACTTTCACTTCGTAATGACGATAGACATTGGCCGCAACAATGCCATTCGAGGATGTACCCAGGAGCGTACCGGCGCGCGTCGCCTTGATCGCCCCAAGCGCGGTGACCCTGAAATCAAGCTGCACCGAGGCATCGTCGAGCAGATGTAAGAACGAGACATCGTTAGTTGGAGGCAAGGCGCTCAGCCGAAGACGGAAGGCAATATATCTAGTAGCGCCACCGCTCGCTAAATTTCGTCGAATCCCGTGGGCCTGATCACTTGACCCGCTGCCATCCGCGAAGCGCATGCTCGGCCCACCGGACGCGCCACTGCTTGCGGTGATCGATTTTGTAACATCGATACCGCTCGTCACCACCAGATCGCAGTGATCCGCGACCACGGTTGAATAGCCAAAACTGTCGAGATATTCAAAAGTCGCCACTTTATCTGATCCCCCATAAGCCAAAAGCCACAGTTGCAAGCGTCCCATCGGGCGACGCCGGAGCCACGACCCGAATATCGTCGTTGGACGCCTGCAAAAAGATCGCGTCGTTCGCAACGATAAAGCTCGCCACAGTCGCCGCCGCGGCAAAGCGCATGGTCCCGAACGAGACGCCATTTTTCTGCAAATCAAAATCGGTCTGGGCTGTCGCCGCAACGAGCGCCTTGCCATGGCATTTCGGCGCGCTCGCCGGGATCGTGATATCTTCGGTCACTGGGTGAAAGACGATGATCTCGCTTGCTGGCACCGTCCCCTTGTAAAAAGCCGAGACGATATAGATCTGTTCTGGGTCCGGCGGAAAGATGCTACCCACTGAATCGAACGAACTGATCGTCGCGCAGCCGCTGTAGCCGCGTCCGCGCGTCTCGCTCAGCTGGTAGATGCAGACTTTGAGAGTTGCCGGCGGCGAGCCGAAATCGGTGGTCTGCTGCGCCGCGGTGTAGGAGGCCTGCTCGGTCGTCGCGCTCAAGGTTCGCAGCACCGTGTCTCCGGCCGCGTTCAGGATGTCTACTTCGTAGCGCTCGGTGGTCTCGCCGAGCGGCGGTGCCGGGTCGTAGGTGTCCCGCCCGGCTAGGCCATCCAAGCGCGAGCGTCGATACCAGCGCAGGATTCGATTCTGGTCGGGATCCTCTTCGCCGCGCACATAAACCGGCGAGAGCGGTTTGAGAGAGACGCCGTTGTTTGTGAAAGGCCGGTTGCTGCCGCTATCGAACTGGTTGCCGATCGAGACCGGGCGAAAAGTCCGGCTGACATCCAAGTTCGCGAAACCATCGCTGACCCGCCGGAGCGAGGTATCGAGCAGCACGAAGGTATCGCCGGCCTGGTGGAGCCCGACCGCCCATTCGGTTCCTTTCATGCCGCGGAGCAGATGCGACAGCCGCCATTTGCGGGTGTCGAGCTGCGTCGCGGTGCCGAAAAGCAGGATCTCCCAGCGGCCGGCGGCGCCGAGCGCCACCGCGTTGACTCCTGCTAGGAGATCGGCGTCCGACACGCTAACGAGCGCCGAGACCCCATCTTTCAGCGTAATATCGACGGTGCTGGTATCGTCATAGACGTAGGTCCGGCCGGAGACATCGAAGGTCGTGACCGAGCCGCTCGGCAGCGTGGTGTTGGCCGTGCCGATCGCGGCTCGCTGGCCGAGTTGGGCGATCTCGAAATATTCCGTGCCGACTTTTTCATAGAGGATGGCGCCGGCCCAGTTGTCGTGGGGACCGGTCGCCGCGGCGTAAAAGCCGGGGCCGTCGTGGTCGCCGAGGAGCTGCGGGATATCGAGCAATACTAGAGTCGTCGAGCCCGGCTTGCTCTGATCCGAATCGTCGGTGCTGGGGTCGGGCGGCGGCGGGCTACCGCCGAGATTGCCGGCGCCGAGTAGCGGATTTTGCCCGTGTGCGTCATAGATTGACAAATCCTCGCGGACGAGATCGAATTCGATGATGCCATTCGCGCCGATCCGAGCGTCGCGCACGCGGAGCAAATAGGTCTTGGGGTTCTCGCTCTGCTGCGCGATGACCACCTGGCCGATACCAGTGACCGTCGATGAGCCGGCAGCCGCGCCCACTCCTTGGCTCGAAAGCGCTGCACCGACACCGATGACCGTGGACGAGCCGGAGGCCGCGCCCACTCCTTCAGTCCCCAACGCTGCGCCCACTCCGGTGACGGTCGATAATCCTGAAGCCGCACCCGCGCCCTCATGCGAGATCGGCGCCGACTCGGAAAAATACTCGTAACAGCCGATATCATAGAGATCATTGATCGGCCGCGGGTTCTCGGCATTGTCATCGGTGACGCCATCGGCGCTGAGATCGATGCCGGTGTCGATCGCGTCCGAGGTATTTTCGAGATGGAAATCGTTGCCGCTCTCGTCGGTGAAGTCCGGATCGGTGGTGAGGTTATTCGATGCGACGGTTCCAATACCGGAATCATTGATCTCGCCGCCGGTATTGTTCCAGGCGATATTGTTTTTTAACTCGACCGAGCCCGAGCCGCCGGCGATGTGGATGCCAAGCTCGGTATTTTTTGCTGCGGTGTTGTTGAAAACCTGCGCGGCGCTCTGGGTGACCTTGATGCCGGATAGCGTGTTGAGATAACTGAGACAGTTGACGACCCTGGTTCCAGAGTGAAGAGAACTGATCCCGCTGACGGTGGACGATCCGCTGCTCGAACCAACCGCATCTGCGGTGCTCGACTCCAGAATCAGGTGGTCGGATGAGCCCTCAAGCTCGATCTTTCCACCGTCTTCTGTGAGCAGGTTGTCTATGGCCACTGTGGTATCGAGGCGAGGTTTTTTCTGAAGTTTAAACGCATCTCATGCAGCCAACATCTCATGATTTGCATGCGGCAGGTATCGTCCCGAAGATGCTTTCCATCAGTTCGGTCACGCCGTTTCCCACACCACCGAAGATCGCATCGGGGTCTTTTCCTGCTGCGGTCAGAGCCGCGCGGATGCGGGCATCCATCGGCCACGGCCAAAGCGGATCGTTTGTGAGATTACCGTTCACGTAGCGTTTGCAGACTCGCGCTCCGCTGGTTCCTGCGCCGTTCCAGATATTCGGTGCGGCGCCTACCGTATCCACATCGACGCGGTTGGTCTGTATCCACGCCCCACCGATGCTTGATGCGTTCCCGCCGATTTCGGTTGTGTTCGTCAAAAAACAAGCCGTGCAATTTTGACTCGCTAAATTGAATGGTGTCTTTGCCTGTTCGGTGTAGGCGACGACATCCTTCATCATTACCTGGACGTCAACACCAGGGTCCCAATCAGTTCTAACCAGAATACCTTGAGCGACATTTTCTCCTGAAAGAGCATAAAAAACGGAGCCCAGGACGCGATGGCCGATTGGTGTGCTTCCGATATGAAAGCCGATGGCTCCACCGTTGAAATTTGACGAACCCGCGCCAGTCCAATCCGAAGTTGAAATCACATTTTCAAACAGATTTCGCGACGAGTTGTAACAACACTGGATGGGAGTTTGCGGTCCTGTAACGAGATTCTGTTGCTCCCAAATCACCCAGGCGCGACGGACAATCGTGTTGTCACCGCCCTGAGTGAGACCGATGATCCGACGGCCAGTTCCGAAACCGCAAACATCTTCAAGGGTGTTGGACGAGCCGGATACGCCGAAAACCCTGGCGTTCGCATCGGGGTTAGCATTCCATGCGCAGATCCTGCGGATAGTGTTATTATCCGCGCCCGTCGCCAGGTTCACGACATCGGCGTTACTATTTGCCGCGTTGAATCCCTCAATGACCCACCAGTCGTTATCGGATAGTCTAATTGGTTGTCGCAAACCCTGCCCATCGATCAAACAGCCGCCGTCCGTCGCACAGCGGATCGTGATTTTATTTGTAGAAGTGCCATTTTTCCCGGATGGCGGCGCGATATGCTTACTAGACCCCTGGTAAGTTCCGCCAGCAAACTCACCGATTTGCCCCGCCACAATTTGGTTTAACAATGTTTCGGGACTGCAAGGTGAACCCGACGAGCATGCCGTACCTGACCCGGTAGATGAGGCAAACAAATCAGCCGTGCTGGCGCTTGAAGTCGTGAAACTATCCTCGGCGCTAAGCCCGCAGTTCCCGGCCGCATCGCACACGCGTGCTTTATAAAAATACTGCGTGCTCGAACTGAGCCCGGTTAACGCAATCGCACCAGATGTCGTCACTTGCTGACTTGCCGAGGTCAACGGGTAGCTACCGGTTGAAGTTCCATAAGTTATAGCTGCTGTTCCGGCTTCGTCGGTATCGAATGCGATCGTCGCGGCGCTGGTCGTGATGTTTGCCTCAGTGGTATTGGTCACAACCGGATCGGTGCTATCAGGGGAACCCGGCAGAGCAGTCGAACTGAATTTGCAGATACCAAATTCCGCCGCGTTTGTGAGCGCGCTACCCGTAGTTCCAAAGAAATGCTTCTGAGTTGCCGAAAGACCTGCGTCTTTGTCTCTGATGACTAGGTTACAAATTCCCAGATCATCAGGCGTGATATTCGAACCCAAATCGAAGGCGAGAAAAATCTTCCAGCTTGATCCTGCAGCTACGGTTTTCACAACGGTGGTGTTGAGGCTCGTTGCAAAATCACGGGTGTCGCCAACACCGCTCCAATCCGCATCCGTGTAAATCGGCTGGAGATTGCCCGTCACCATTTTCATGCCGGTATCGAACACCTGCGAGAGATCGCCGCGCCAGCGAAAATCGACATCGTCTTCTTGAGTCGAAAATGTGTCATTCGCTGTGCTGGCGATTTGCGCGTCCGTATCGTTGCAATCCGCTGAGATGTAACCCCGATCGGTTGTGTTGTTGTCCCAGATAATTTTGACCGTGCAGGTGAGGCTGCTGGTCGTGTCGTTGCCGGAAAACTGCAGGATGTTGGCATTGTCGAACGCCGCAGAGTCCCAATCCGTAGGTGCGGAATTCCCACCTAATTCGAGAATTTCATAATTCGCTGTTGGCTGGCTCGCGCCTGTCGCCGGACAATCCGGCATATGGTCAGCGTCGGGGTCCAGATCGACGCAATCGATCTCCAGGCCGCTCGTCGACTTGATGAAAATCGCCCCGTCGCCGTTTAAGGCGAAGGTCCGCACGCCGCCGCCGTTGAGAAATGATGCGAAGTTGGTGTTGCTACCAGTGACCAGCACTTGCGCCCAGGCAAACGATGATTGATTTGTTAAGATCATTGCCTGAGTCGCATTGTTAATGTCGAATTTGATCGGGGCGGTATCGAACCAGGCGGCGCAAGTGGTTTCCGAACATCGATAACGAATCCAGGCGTAGTAAGAAGCGTTGGTAAAATTATTGTGCAGCGCCAATTCGCCGTCAAAGAATGCAGCTGATTGATCGGTTTTTTTGGCATAACTGCCGCTGCTCGCCGTCGCATCGGCAGCGGTTGTCCAACCTGCGAGCAAACCATCCTTGACGTTGGCCCGATATCCGTTGCCATTCGCGCTGAAGGGAGATGAGGCGGCACAGTCCGCATCGGAGGCGTCAACTTGACCATCCGCATCATTGTCGATCCCATCGGCGCAGGTTACGCCCGGGACTTCAGGCGAGGGGATAAACCGTGCCGATTCGGCTCGTGTTGCGCAGAGAAGTGCAATAATTGTGAGCGCTTGAATTGTTTTTTTCATTCGACTATTACCACTGCCTTTCTTGATGTTGATGGAGCTGCCGATTCTCTTAGTGCCACATACACGGACGCATAATCCGCGTCGTTCGCGTCGGAGGGATTACTACTGTCTCCTGTGGCCGCCGGGAAGATTCTATATTCGCCATGGAGCCTCATCGCGCCGCTGCCAGTCCCAGGCCGATCATCGGTTACGCTTACAATGCTCGTGTAATTTGCAGTTGCGGTTAAATCCCCTGCATTGCCTTCTTCTTCTGCTATCGCTCTGAGAAAAAGCGTTTCAGCACTGCTCAATCCGGAAATCGTTTGCGATGCCGGATCGAGATTATCACCCGCGTCCTGTTGGCAAGTATCGACTAATTCGAGCGCATTGGTGGCCGTGAATTCGAAAGCCCGCATCGCAAAGACATCGACATCAGCGGCGACTGAAAAACTTGCGGTGATCGTCCCGCCGCTACTAAGCTGCGAGGTTACGCGCGCAAGCCAAAGAGAAACGGTTGCTCCTATTTGAACCCCGGCATTGCCGTTGGTGAATTCACAGAGTTTCGCGTAGTTATTCGAGGCGGAATCAACCACTCCGGTCACCTCGCTATTGTCGGTGTCGGTGGTCCCGGAATTGTCCTTTGCGATGAAAAGAACGATTTGATTGTTTACTTCCGCCGTCGCGGTGGTGGTGATTACGCCCGTCGCATTGTTGCTTGCAGCCGATGTGACGCTTCCCAGGTCGCCAACCGCCGTGATCGCAGCCCAACAGGGCGAGGCGAGAAGGAGAAAAAGAGTTGTTAGTAATTTCTTCATGGAGCGGTAAACTCCATGTTGACAATCAGCCCCTTTGGAGCCGTGGTCGAAACCGCATCGACATCGACACGGATAATCTGCCCGGTCGTCACATCGTCATTTGCGGTATCGATTACCGCTGGCGCTGCTGCCGTCGCCGAATCGTTCTCGCCGCTGTCTATCGTCAGATTAGTGGAGAGCATATCCGAGACCGTCCCCGAGCAGACATTTCCGCTTGTCGTCGCTGCGCACCGCGCCAAGTCCACATTCGTCGCATTGGTGCTTCCAGCCGTAACGACGTTGGCCGACACGCCCGTCAATATCCAGTTGTTCAGCGATGAAGGAACGCGGAAATAAAAAGCGCCGTCGCCTACCGCCACGTCGGTGGTGAAATCAAACGGAACAACTTGAACAGCCTTGATTCCCGCTTTGAGCGATCCGCTGCCGAGAGAAAGGCCCGCGCCCACGGTCAGCTCTTCCATGACACCGGTGGATGCCGTAGTTCGGCCAATTAGCCGGTCAGGCGCCATCGAGGTCGTGATGGTAATCTTATCCGGTGAGCCGTCCGCCGCGCTGGTTACAATCGGCGCAATTCCGTCAAAGTTGAGAGTGCTCGCTCCGGTTGCTGTTGCGCTGCCGGAATCGCCGGTGACTTGCAGATAGCCATCACCCTGTAGGCCGACGTCGATCGGATTGCCGCCGTTACTGTAGCAGCCGTAAATTTTTTCGTTGGTAGTATCGAATTGGATTTGTCCGTCCCTGTCGCAAGTCCCAGCCGATGGGGCGCCCGCAGAAGATTCATACTTGACATAAATCACGCCATGATCGTCTGTAGTGCTCCCGATATGGTCGTTGATCTGGGTGTCGATTTCCTCAAGCGAACCTTGGACGGTTATCTCCGTGCCGGTTAGATTGGTCGAATCGACCGAAATGGCCGAAGCATCGTGCGCATCTGTAGTGTCGTTTAAGTGATTATCAAGCTCGGTCTGAGTCGCCGCATCGGTACAGGATTCCGCCGCGCCGGCTGCATCGACGCCGAGAGGAAAACTCCCCGCAGAACAGTTCGCGCCATTAGCCGCCAGTGCGCTTGCCAGCGCGGCCGTTCCGCTCGTGGAAAGTTTTTCGCTATCGAGCTCTTGAAGACCTGCCTGGACGTCGGTCGCTGCCAGATTACCCGCGGGCGTGAAACCAATCGCGCTCGCTGCATGGGCGTTGGTGGTATCTTGGGTATGAATCCCGAGAACATTGGAGATCGTTGCTTTTTTTGAAACCGGCGTTCCACCCGGATCGTCGACCGTATAGAGCAGGTCGTCCGCGGTTGGACTGGCATCTTCGCTCAAGTCCGTGAGCTTGGAGTC